CGGTAGCGGCGACCTGATCGTCTTCCCAGCAGGAAGCGTCGACGAAATCTATGCCAACAAGCTTGCAGGCGTGGACGCGTGCTGTGCAGAAGCGGTAGCAAAAGGAGCACTTGGTGTACTGCTGTCTCGAGTGAGAGATGAGATCAATCCACAGTGGATCCTGATCGACGCGCCAGATGGCCTGTCGGATATGGCTGGCAGGCTGCTATCAGGCTTCGCGCACCTGCACGTGCTGCTCGGCACGACGAATGAGCAAAGCTGGCAGGGCCTGAGCCGTGTGCTGGATCGTCTCGGCAAGGCCCGTGTGGAGCGTGGCCTGCCGCAGCATGAGGTGGTGCTGGTGAAGGCGATGGTTCCTGTCGGCGCAGTTGCAGGGATGCTCGCGCGCAAGGCGTTCGCAGGGCGCTCAGAACGTGAGTTCTGTGACCGCTACTATGCCAGCGAAGATGGCGGCGAAGAGTGGGCCAACGGCCTGTGGACCGTCAACGATTTGGATAGCAGCAGCGCGCCGCACGTGCCTGACCAATTGACTGTGAGCAGAAACTCATTGACTTCGACGACATGCAGATGTGGCCAAGCTTCTATGTGGAGGCCAGTACGCGGAGCTTGGAGTACGAATTGTCGAGCGCTTTGTAACTGAGGTCGAGGCGTGGGCAAGGTGGCAGAAGACAACAGAGCCATGAAGTGCTGCGACGAACTCAGGGAGGCTACGGAGGCGTTCGACGACGCCGCTGTAAACAACCTGTTTACGCTGGCCGAGTCCATCAAGCTGGTGAAGCGAATCCTGAGTTCGCAGAGCAGAAGGCTGATGTTCCAGACAACAATTGGCGTGGAGTCTGAGGAAACGCTGCGCCTGTACAACGAACACAATCAAGCCGTCGAGACGTTGCGTGCGCTGGCAGATGGTGGTCTGCTGTACGTGCTTTCGCGTATCGACGGGTCTATTTCCGTGGAGTAGAGTCACATGGATGACGAGAACCGCTGGATCGTAAGGGCTGCGCGGCATCTGCCGCCGCCAGACGTTGCCGACAGCATCGTCGTGGTCGCGCTGGTGGCAGCGTTCTTCTTCGTGGTGTGGTTGCTGTGAGGTGGAGCATGAACCAGTCTGAGTTGCTAGATAGGCTTGATGCTGTCCCGAAAGGATCAGTGTTCGTGTACAAGTCTGAAGACTCACTGAGAATCAGGCGCGGTGCTGCTGACCTGTGCGCTCGTGCAGCCGTCGAGATACGTCGTCTGCAGAACGAACTGGACGAACTGAAGGCTTCACGCCTCTCTGCCGTTGCTGTCGGCAAGATCGTTCATGACGAACTGAATGGGCAGATATGAAGCTGTCGGAGTTGATTAAGAAGCTTGATGACGAGTCAGATGGGTCAATGTACAAGTCTGGAGACTCACAAATGACGGTTCTTGAGAGGCTTGATGCTGTCCCGGAAAGGGCCGTGTTCATGTACAAGTCTGGAGCCCTCCCGAAAATGAGGCGTGGGGCAGGCGAGCTATGCGCTGAGGCGGCGAGTGAGATCAGGCGCTTGAGGTCAGACGTGGCGCACTGGAGGGAAGCGCGTCGGGTCGCAATCTGGTGCGGTGAGATGATGAAGGAGGAGCTGAAGAAGATGAAGGACGAACTCAATATCGCGCGCGACGAGATCGAGCGCCTACGCGAAGAGGTTAGCGCGCTGCACAAGGACGCGCAACGGTGGCGCTATCTGGAGCTTAACTCCAGCGTTGGCTTTACTGGCCCTCCGTCTTATGACGCCGTGGTCAGGCTGAAGGTGTTCAGCATCGCCGACAGCACAATCTCTGCGGTAGTTGATCGAGCCATCGCGGATGGACGGTGAGAGCTACATTGTGAACTGAACACGCGGCGGCAGCGCGGATGGACACGCCCGGAGGGGGTAGTGGAGGGAACGCCACGACCATGAGGTATGGCCCGAATTATCGGGTCGCCAACACTGGACCTCGACTGGCCAGACGTGGGAGCAGGTGTCGAGTCCTGCCCGCCGCACCAAAACTGAGGCAACTCAAACTGTCGGCATGTATGCGTTCTGTGCCGACATTTTGAGTTGGTTGATTGCCATGGAGTGCGACAAATCGTGTATCGACGTGACTACGGACAAGCGCGGGCGAAAGGTGCCGACAGGAACGCGCCGCTATCCGCTGGAGCGCCTGTGCTGCGCGGTCGCGCTGCTGATGAGGCAGGACGAGACCGGTCGGTATTCGACCCTGCGGGTGATCGCGGCGCAGATCGGCGAGGAGTACGCCAAGAAGGTTTCGGACTACGCGCGCGACGCTCTGGAACGCGCTGGCGCGTCCCGGAAGCGTCCGTGACTGTGTTCGCCATGCGTAGGTGGTGGTGTAAACGTACTGACATTGGTGGCTGACAGTAGATATGGTGAAACGGAACAGACGTAAGCGCTTCGAGCTTGAGGCAGCGAAGGTCATGGGTAGCGTTACCGGGAGGTTCGTGAAGCGCGACAAAAGGAATGGCACCCTCATTGGACCGTATGGGTTTCACATATTTGTCAGGGTCGCAAGGCGTGTAACGCAGGAGCTTGTTGACCAGTGGTGGGATGAGACGTTATGCAATGCAGATGCGTACTTCTCGCCGGTGTTGATGTACCGCCAACACAGGGGGCAGTGGCGTTGCCGTTGGCGTGGACTCTACGGCAACTGGATAGAGGGGACTCCGGGCGCGTGGTGGGAGAACGACATGCGCCGGCACCTCCTTTACTGGACTTCTTGAATATGGGCCTGATGCAGAGGAACAAGGGAAAGCGTGGCGAGCGTGAGGCTGCCGCTATTCTCAGCGAAGTCACGGGGTGCAAGGTGACCCGCCGTGTCCGTCAGCACGACGGAGACAGCGACCTCGTAGGGCTTGTTGGATTCTCCATCGAGGTGAAGGTCGCCAGCCGAGTCACCGCAGCAATCGTCGACGAATGGTGGGAGCAGGCGAAGAAGCAGGCCGACGAAGGTCACGAGCCTATGCTGATGTACAAGCAGGACAGGCAACCGTGGCGCTGCAGGTGGATGAGTTCTGTGGGATACTGGCTTGAAGGTACGCCGGAGGCGTGGTGGGCTAATACCTGCGGCGCGTTGAGGCAAAGCCTGTGACTGAGGAGAACATGCACAGAGAGTTAATCGAGAGGCTGAAGCTCAGGGCGCTGTCGATGCCAGACATCCCGGAGTTCAGTGAGGCTGCTGCGGCCCTGTCAGGCGCGAACGTGCTGGATGAGCAGATGTACAAGATGCTGTATTCAGCAGCGTTCAACCATGCGCTCTTCAGCGGCAAGACGATCAGCGAGGCGGTAAGTTTTGCGGCGGATGCCGCCGACGAGGCGATGTTCGAGGTCGCCAGACGGATCCAAGAGAAACTGTGATGGAGAAGGAATCGCACCTGAAAGATTTCTCGCACAGCGGCCCCGGGGGCCGGTGGAGCCGGAGGCAGGTGTTTACCCAGACGCTCTGGACAATCGGGCGCCCACTTGGGGAGGGCGAGGTTGTGGCGAAGGTTTCCATCCCGAACGCCATCATCAGGGCGCGCGGCAGAAAGTACGTGGCGTCCATGCTGAGGGAAGCCCTCTCCGCATTGAGGGATTCTATCAGGCGATGCGACCCGACAGATGTTTGCTATGGGTTCGCCACGTTCTGCGTCGACATGGACGAAGACGGCGCCGCCTGACGGCGGCAGAGTTATACCAGATGCAGCGTGGTTCTAGTATAACGTCACCACAGCACGGTAACATTGGCAGCGTTACCGTGCAAAGCTGGTGTTACGGAGTCTTCCAGCTTACCCAGTCTACAGACTGCGTGAGCTTCGCGTGCTGGTCGAGGTACACCGGCATCTGGATCGTGATGCCGTGCTCCGGGTGCGTAAGCCACAACGCCTGAGTCGGCGGCTCGTAACCGAAGTTGTTCCGGTTCGCCCACTCGTCGTACCCCTTGAGGGTGCCGTTCGTGATCTGCCGGTGCAGCGGCATGTACTGGTGCCAGTGGCCCAGCAGCATGGTGTCGTAGTCCATGTCGATGGCGCTGTTTCTGGCGAGCTTCTGCTTGTTCCCGCGGGTGATCGGGCCGATGGCTCCGATCTGTCCGTCGCCGCCCCTGAACTCGTCACCGTGGGTAAGAAGGTACCTGTGGCCGTAGACCCTGTAGAACGCATCTGGACCATCTGGGATCAGGAACCTGACGCGGCGGTCGCTCTCGAACGCCTTCGCCAGAAATTGGTACAGTAGCCAGTCGAAGTTGGTGAAGTTCCTGTTCTTGGCCCTCGGCTTCTTCGTCGTCCTCCCGTGGTTCCCGGTCACGCACGGGAGGAAGACGGCCCCAAACTCGTCCGCCATCGTCCTGATGCACCAGATCAGAACCCCGTACAGGTCGATGACCGCAGGCATCATCGGCACCTGATTCGTCTCCGAAAGCTCCTCGTGGATGTCCCCGGAGAGCATGTCGCCACCGAGGTTAATGACGACGCCCGGGAACTCTGGGTGGACGACGTGCTGACGGAGGAGGTAGATCGTGTGCTCCACAAGCTTGCGGGCGCGCGCGTGAGCAATTGTCAGGTCGAACGCGTTGACTCCGCCGATCTGGCCGGGGTCGACAACTTCGCCCCAGTGCCAGTCCGACCAGATCGAGCACGGCACACCCGGCAACCCCGCACCCTTATTCGGCGTCCTGAGCGCCCAAGACGGCGGCTCCACGTTCGCCATACTCTCGGCTAGGCCGACGATTTTCCTCTTGACGTACTCGTCGTCGAGGGACGCTCCACGCGCAACCTTCAGGGCGGCCTTCAGTTCCGAGATCTGGTCCAGAAGTGCCGCCGCCTCGTTCGTTCCCTCTTGGGCGCTCTTCGTTGCGGTTACGCCTAGGACCGACGTTGCCCTCTGGTACCTAGACGCGAGAGTCGTTCGTGGTATCCCTGTGGCGTTGGAAGCTTCAGTCAGGTTCCCGCCGAACCTTTCGACGAGGGAGATGGTCTCCCTCATCTCCTGCTCTGACATGGGTCGGTTGGCCATCAACTCCCCGATATGGTCAGCACCTGAAGCGGCAGGCTGGACCCGTCGTCCACCTCGCACGCAAGCTCGACGGCCTTCTTGGCGTCGCACCCGAGCATGATAGCCACGGTTGCGGCCTTGGCCCCGGACCCTATGGCGTGGAACGACCTGCCGGGAGGGAACCGCTCAAGCTTCCTGTCCCATAGCCACAGGCCGTCTTCGTTGATCTCTAGGGCGCAGAAGTCGTCACCCAGCTTCGGTTTTCCGCCGCGCATCCCGGCGCGCCTCCACCGCATGAACCGCTCTATCGAGGCGCAGTCTCCGGCGCACCCGACTATCGCCTTCCCGACCCTCTCGATCTTCTGCGCCGACCACTTCTGGTCGCCGTCGCTGACCTGAGAGTCGGACACCATGATTCCAGCGGTGAAGTCGGCGACTACTGTCGTCATGCTACCCCCGTTTGATCTACCGCCTCGGGGAGATGGCAAGGATTGCCAACGCGGCCACCAAGTATACCGCAAGCCCAACGAGGTACCACGTCACAGCCCAAGCTCCCGACGGACGGTTGACCTGATCTCTTTCGGCGCAGACTTGGCGACACGTTGTTCGCGCGTGAGCGACATCTCCTTGACACGCCTCCTGATCTGCTCCGGCGTTATCCTGATCCTCAAGTCCGGGTTCCTTTCGTTCCACGACCTAAGCTCGTCCATCGCCTCCCGGACCATGCCGTTGTCATGCATGAACATTCCCTCGGCCCACTTGTGCGCGATCTCGCTTTCGCGTTCCCGTACGAGGGTGACCATCTCCTGAACTGCGCGGCTCCTTCTTGACTCCTCAGCAACCACCGACGGCTGGAACCCGATGATTTTTGCGATGGCGTTGTAAGTGTCAGTCTTGACGACCTGCCTCCCAAGGTAGTCGCGGTACATGCCGGTCTGGAGCATGTCGACGCCCTGCAGGAAGTTCTTGACGGCAACAGGAGCGAACTCCTTAACACCCTCCGAAATCCCGCCTGACCCAACAGCGCTGACTCCCCTGAGAACCTGTTGCACGAACCCTCCGGGGGCGCCAGCGACCTCGACCGCAGACTTCAGCCGGTCCGTGTTGCTGAGTTTCAGGATGTCTGACGCCGGGATCAGGTTCCCCATCGACAGCCTACCCTGAACGTCGAGAGGCACGCCGGGGATGGCGGATGCGCCGAATAGGACGAACCTAGCAACATCCTTCCCGAGCATGTCAGTCAGAACCTTCTGCTTCCACAGCTTCATGTGGGTGTTGTGCCCGAGCCACTGGCCAATCGTGTCGATCAGGTCGTCAATGTCGTCGGCGAACGGTAGGCCGCTGAGGCCAGACATCAGGACGAGCATCCCGAGCATCGCAAGCTGCTGCGGCCTCGGAAGCCTCCTCAGCAGCTCAAGGTACATGATCGAGTACTGCTTGAACGTAAACAGCGGAGCACCAATCGGGCCGCGCGCCCAGTTTGGCCTGTTGCCCTTGTTGTAGATGCCCTGCGTCTCGTGTACGGCCTTGACAGCGAAGTCGTACGCCGACTCGACTCCAGCTTCACGAAGCTGGTCATCCGTAAGTTGTGACCCGATGTTGTATGCAGCCACGAACGTCGTGCGCCTGTTGAACGCCTCAGCCGCCGAGAACATCGACCCCCACACCGTCATGAACCTGCGGACCCTCATGTCAGATCCGAAGTTTCTCGACGCCTCCGCATACAGCATGTGGATCTCGTGCGGCTCGACGATGCCTTCTTCTGACGCCTGCTTCAGAGCAGCGCCGAGTTCTCCGCTCGGCTCCCTCTTCGACAGGGCAACCTTCATAGCGCCCTTCAGTTCCGAGGCCGCCCTAGAGAAGCCCCACTGCGACAGGTAGATGTACGACATCATCGGAACCTGCGTCAGGTTCACCGCCGCCGAAGCAACGGAGCCGCCGAGGTAGTCGGCAAACAGGAGGCCCCTGATCTTCGACGACTCCTCCTTCGGATCCCTGACGTAGTTCACGAGCTTGATCGCCTCGTCGCGGACGTCCCCCTTCATCTTGTCGATGGACGCCGCAGACTCGACCATGTCCTTCATGTTGTAGTTTGCGGACGACATCCGCGCGTTGCTGGTGATGAAGCTCGCCAGAACGCGCTGGATATCAGTGTCGTACCCGGGGATACCTTTCCGCTTGATGAGTCTGCGGAGGGTCGACCGGTTGGATGTCGCAGCCTTGACGAACGCTTGGAACAGTTCGTCGTCCCCAAGCCTCATAGTGACGACGTTACCCTTCTCGTCGACGTAGTCGAGGTCGGCGATGTCTCCGAAGACTTCGAGGGAGTTCATGTCGAGGCCACGGAACAGTTCGTACCCACGGCGCGACATGATGCTGGTGCGGATGTTCGTAGCGCCAGCCGCAGCCATCTCGCGCGCAACGCGCATGCGCTCCGCGTTGCTCTCGAAGAGCATGAAGTTGTACTCGCCGTCGACTTCGAATTCGAGCGCATACTCGCCGAACCGCATCAGAGGCGCGTACCCCTTCGCCTTCATCATCTCGACGCGGGAGGCCTTCTCTCGCAGAATCTTGGCGACCTGCTCCTTGATGTCGTCAGAGACGGCGTCCGACGAATCAAGAGCCCCGATCAGCCACTCGGCGGCAGCCTGCGGAGGAAGCTCCCTGACGGCCTCGCGGGCGTCGTCGATCCCCATGTTGGACGTGATACGCACCATCTCGCTCGTCGCAAGCTGGTCTAGGGAGGCGTCGATGGCCCTGCGCGTCTGGCGGTACATTTCGATCTGCCTGTCGTTCAGGCCCATCTCACGCAACTCTTTGTCCGTCCAGACCTTCCCGTCCATCGGCGTCTCGCCAGCGAGAGTCCCAGCGAAGATAGCGTGGGAGACGGCGACTAGGTCGCTCTTCTTCTTCCCGGTGAAGTCGTCCTTCGCGCCACGGAACGCGTCGGTCCAGTGCTTCATCTTGGGGAGGATGAGTGGAGCTTGGTCAGCAACGCGTGACGCGATTCCGCTGACGTCGTTTAGGAACTTCTGCGTCAGGTCGAACGTGCGCTTGAAGTCGGCATCCTTCGATGCCTTGTGGTAGTCGGTCCCGACGGTGCGGTCCCACCACCCGAACTTCTTGCCGTCACGGAGGCGGTCGTTGATCGCGGCGCGGAGGCCGTTGAGGTCGATGTCTATCTTTCCTTCGGAGATCGAGAAGAGTGGCGCTCCGCCGGACAGCTTCTGCTTAAGCTCTGGCGTGATCTCGACGTACGTACCGGAGAACCGTGTGTCTCCGTGGAAGTTCACGTTGAGGTCGACCTTCCCGGTCTTCACCTCACCAGCACCGAACTTCTTCACCACCCTGCGGAGGATGTTCGGGACGACTTCGTCGTAGAACCTGACCAGACCATTGTTCTCTATCTTCAGGTCGTCACCCTTGAACTCCACAGACTTTTCGCCGGAGTCCAGTCTTGCGAGCGCCCTTTCGGCAAGCTCCTTGCCGATGTAGTTCTCAAGCTCGTCGCGCGAAATGAACCCATGAACCCTGTTCCTCTCTCCTTTCTTTGTCTCGTACCAAATAGTGTGTTCGTTATCCCCTGACAACCTGTCTACGGTTATTGATTTGACGCGGCGGTCAAAGTTGTAGATGTTGGCCACCCTCTTGCCGTTCGAGATGCCAACGATGTCGTACCCGTTTCTTGCGGCGTAGACAAGGATCCTCTTTAGAGCAAGAGAAACCCACGACTCGGTATCAGACGTGAATTTGTCGCCAAACTTGCGCGAGACGAATGGGGCTGCAGGCAGTTCACTTAAGAACCCATTTTCGCGCGCGCGCCTGATGGCTGCTTCTTTGGCGATATCTTCAACCTCGTTCTCAATGTCTTTTATGTCGTTTCCACGAACTACTGTTCTATCTGCCTCCTTGTCGCGGAGGTAGTAAGTCGACAATATCGACGTCGGCACCAACGAGAGGTTTGCCCTGTATTGTGCGTGCGATGCATCCATGAGCGCCTTGATTACCCTGTCCTTCTCTTCAGCCTTGACGACTCTTTCGCCTTCATCAGAGAAGAAGCGCTCCAGCAGATCGAAATCTTCTTTCGAAATCTTGCTGGCAATCGATTCATGGAATGTATGCCACTTTGTGGCCATATTGGCCCAGTCGCCGAAGTCGTCCTTGTGGTAGTCTTTGGTGACCTCGTACCTTTCTCTTGCCTTCCTGAAATCCTCGTCGACGAAGCTGAGGTCCATCTTGTCGACGTCAGACATCCCACGCTTGCGGCCAAGCTGCGCCCAGTCTGACTGGACCTCGAACACGTGCAGTATCCGTTTAAGGCCATACGGTCCACCGCCGTACAATGAGTCGAACCTGACGTGCGCCAGAACGTTCCTGTATCCCCAGTGCGGATTGTTGATAAAGTAGTTCAGGTACCTGTGTTCGCCACCAATGTTGGCGATGGCATGCTTTACTTTCTCTTCGGGGCTATGTTTCTGGTTTCCGTAGAAGAACTCTTCTTCTGCGTATTTCGATGGCCGTGAATGCAGCTTAAGCACAAGCTCGGTGTAGTTCTTCCCGGAGCGCTTGAACGGACCAACCCTGTATTCGCGGTAGGCAGTTTCGTCTTCGTCTGTCTTGATGACCTCGCCGACATTGACGCCGTTGTTTGCAAGGTAGCCGATGACTTCGTCCTTCGTGATCTTTGTCCCCTGCATGTCGAGCCACTCGTTGATGCCGCTCCACTCGATCTCGTCCTTCTTCGCCAGCCCCTTGTTGACGAGGCTGTTGAGGAACGACTTCCACCCAGACGGAGGGGCAACCTTCGTCGGCGTCTCCTGAACCCTCTTCAGAAGCTCAGAGTAGAAGGGAGAATCGTCGAGCGAGTACAGAACGGCTGGAGTGTCTGCCGCAGAAACCTCGGCGTCCTTCAGAATCGTGTCTGTGATCGACGTCTGTGCCCTAGTTTTCTCTCCGCCAGCCGCCGTGGCTTGGTCGACGCCAGCAGACGGACGGAATGCGCCAAGGTGCCTGTACGGGTTCTTCGGGTCGAACTCAGGGTCGTACGTCTGCGGCGCATACATGGCGAGCGTGTCACGAACCCACGCCGCCATCGACCCGATGTTGTACTCGTCGTCACCCTTCTCCCACGTTAGCCCGGCAGCCAACTGGTCGCGGTGCGGGATAAGGTGTGACGTCGACCCGACTCGGAGGGCGTTGGAGAGCATGGCGATGGTGCGGCGGAACAGGGCCCTCGTGGAGAGGGCTACCGGGTCGCCGAGGAACTTCTTGCCGCTGTTGTACGCCCACGTCCCGACGGCTTGGTAGACGACTGAGCCGACACCTTTGTTCCTGTCGACGAGCGACAGGTTTGCGATGACTTTGTTGTCGGAGGTCTCGTAGACGTGGACCCTCTTGCCGCCAGCGTCCAGAACGTATACCTTCTGCACAGGGAGGTCGTACGCCCTGTAGATGGACTTCTCCTTCTCGTCTGGGTCGCGCTCGGACACGAACTTGACCTTGTCTCCACCCATGTCCTTCAGGACGCCGTCGAGCGTCGTCTCGAAGGAGTCGCCATACGAAAATATGGCCCGGTTGCCAGCTATTTCGAGCCACCTGCGGCCAGCGGCCTGAAGCACAGCCTTACCCCTGTCGAGGTTGGCAGCCTTCCTGTATCCCTCGACGTCTTCCCCGATCTTCTGTGACTGATTCTCGGAGACGGTTATCGAGGTGTCTTCTGGTGCTGGCGCGGCCTCGATCTCCTCGTCTGCGCCATCGAGCGAGAACACGATCCGGCGGTCAGCAGGATTGAACGTGCCGACGTTACCTGTGGCCGACTTGATCTGCTCAGGCTTGAAGGCGATGTAGTGCGTCGTGCCTCCGCTGACGCCAGCCATAGCAAGGAATTTTTCAGAGACGGTGTGGTCGACGACGCCGTCGAACCCCATCTTCTGGAGTGCAAGCCTCAGAACCTCCCCGGGTACCGGGCTGCCGTTCCTGTCGAACACGTACCTGTAGTCGCCGCTGTTGAACAGAGTCCTCGTCACCTCAGACAGAGTGATGTCCCTGTCTACCGGGAGGAGGTAGGTCAAGGCACCGTACAGGTTTGGGCTGGTTCTGAATCTTCCGGAGGCTTCAATGATGTTGTGGACAAGCCTCTTGACACTGAGCTTGCTGTTCGGGTCGGACGAGAAGACGGTCTCTTCTGGCCCACCAATGACAGCAGGGTTCACCATCCTGACGTACGCAGGCATGATTACGCCGCCGTGCTTGATAAACCTGCTCTCTATCCTCCTGACTACGCTCTTCGGAAGGTCTTCTACGTTGACGCCCCTCTTGTACGCCTCATCGTCGAGGGCGATGTCAATCTTCATCCGGAGGTCTGGACCCTCCTCTGAGGCGTAGTTTTCGTTTACGTCCTCCACGTTGTTCGATAGGTAGAACCCCTTGCCCATGTTGGACGACGGGCTCAGCTTCGAAGACTTGAACTCGTAGAAGTCGTACGTAGTCCCGTGGTACAGGACGATGGGGCGACCCTCGTCGTCAACGACTACGCTGTCTCCGAACCATTTCCAGAAGTTCCTGATGCCTTCCTCCGTCGGGTGGATAAGCATTCCTTCGCTGTTGCGCCTCTGGCGGACTTTCCCGTCGACCTCGATGGTGTCGCCGGAGAGGGAAAACTTCACAGGCCCCTCGGCGCGGTTGCCGATGAGTTCTACGGGGACGTCCTTGTTCATGACGACGGCGACGCCGCGTTCGCGGTTCACGTAGCCGTCGTACCCTGCGTCAAGGACTGCAGACTCGAACCGGTTCAGCAGTTCGCCTTGGCTGACAGGCCACCCGTCGCGCGACTTGGTGTCGTACGTCAGCGGCTGGCTGACGCCAGCTTCCCACAGGTTGCCGAGCTTGGTCCTGTAGACCCACGGCCCGAGCCCCTCCTCCGGGACTGGAGGTCTGCCGGACCCTTCGGCGATGTAGAAGTAGATGCGGCGCTTGATACGTGGGTCGGTAGAGGCAGCAACCCTCCGTTGCTCCTCACCCTTGATGCCGCGCCCGAAGAACGAACCAGATAGGGCCGGAACCTTGGCCCTGCCGTAGTGGATCCCGGTGACCTCTACGGAGTCCGGTCGGCCCCCTCTGCCGGATCGAACGGCAGGCTCTGAAGGTCCGGCAGAGAGGGAGAAGGGGATTCCTTCTTCCGGGCCCTGATCAGTTCGAGTAGCTTCTTGAGCCCCCCGGGTTTGAACCCGGTCACCAAGGGCTCGTCCCCCTCTAGGTTCCGGGCCTGCATTAGCTCTCCAACCGGGTTTATTGGCGTCGAGCCAACGTTCGACTTCGATTGAGTAGCTTGTTGGTTTGGCGTTTTCATATGCGGCCCCTAAGCTGTCGTATAACCTCTTCTCAGCATACCACAGGATAGCCTGAGCGTCCGCAACGGTCAGGTCTTTCCCTTCGGCGCGGTACTCTTCGACTACCTTCTCCATCACGTACTGAGCAAACTCTCGCTCAGACGCCCTCAGCTTATTCTCGGCGAGCACCTGTTCGCCGGACCCCTTCTTCCTGATGAGCGTGTTCGTGATCCTCCCCCACGTCCTCCAGAACCACCTGTCTCCAGTCAGCGCATCCAGCCTGCCAGACAGGTTGGAATAGAACCCGTGGCCGATCTTGGGTCCAAAGATTGCGCTGCCGTACACCTCCATCCCCATCGGCATCTGGATGCTGCCTTTGACGCCTGTGGCGTAAATCAGCACCTCCTTCACCGTCATCTTGGACGACAGGAACTCTTGAGCGCCTTCGAACCCAAGGTCGCCGACAATGGCGTTGTATATCCCGAGGTTGCTGGCAATTACCTTGCCCCTGACGCCGAACTCAAGCTGTGGCAGCTCGCCGGTCTCCTTCCAACCTTCGTACACCTTGATCGCTGCGGCTACGTTCTTGTCGATTGAGAGGCCGTTGCTTGTGATCGCCAGAGCCGCAATGAACGCGCCCCTAGCTTCAGGGTTCGTCTTGATCTCAGGGTACGCTGCAGCCGCTGCCCACAGCGCCCTAGCTAGGTCGTCACGGTACCAATGCTCCGCACCTTTCCCGGTGGCCAACTCTGCGTCGACGATCTTCCTGATGCGCTTGACAAGCTGCCTCGCAGCAGCCGGAGAGTACTCCTCGATTGGCTTGTACTTGAGCTTGGACGAGATGGTCAGCGCGGCACGGAAGATGCGCTTCTTCTCCTCCTTCGTCTCTACGCCGTCGTCCTCCTCGTCCTCAGAGAGCGAGAACCTTGGGTTGCTCCTGAACTCGTCGAGTGTAGTCCTGTTCTCGAAGTCGATGCCGTACTGCCACTTCGTCCCGTCCGGCAGGATCGTGTAGTAGTTGTCTGCATCCGGCGCTGCGGACGACTCGCCGGTAGCTGGGTCGAGGACTCCGTTCTCGTACAGTAGCCCCTCGGGGATGAGGACGCTCTGCTGCTCGAACTTCTTGCGGGCGCGCTCTGCGAACTTGTTGTCCACCTTGTCGCCGAAGACTGCGACGGAGTTCTGGATCGTGTCGTACTTTCCGACGACGTCCACGTAGTCGACACCCTCGGCCTTGAGCCAAGCCCTGAGAGACTCCATCGCCGCCTTGTTGTACTCGTCGGACGCCTTCTGGTTGTTCGGGTCTTCGGCGGTCAGGACGGCCCACCCACGAAGCTTCGGCAACTCCTTGATGCCGTCCTTCGTGAAGGACTCCTTCGTGGCGAGGCTGTATGACGGAGACTCCTGAGCAGGCTCGACGTTGACCTTCTCTCCCTTGGATGCTGCCTTGATCGCGTCCGCAAGGACGGACATATCGGCGTCACTCTTCCTGCCGTCGGTGACGATCCTGCGGTAATCCTTAAGCTGGTTGAAGGTCGAGATGACATCCTGCTCCGTCGGCCTGTCGCCAAATGCGCGGGCTGACGCCTCAACGAGCTTCTTGGGGTCTGAGAGGATTTCGTCAAGAGTATTCTCTGCCTCCTCGTCGCTTGCGACGGAGAGTTTTGGGACGGCTTTCCTGACGACGTTGGTGGCCTTCCGCTTCTTCTTCGGCTCAACCTTTTGCTGGCCAGTCTCCTCTGTTGACTTCGTTGCTTCGGTTGTTTGCTCAGTTTCCTGAGTAGACTTGCTCTGCTGCTCTTTGGCCTGCTCAGACTGCTGGTTCTGTACTGCCTCCTGATTCTGAACAGGAGTCTGGGTCTGGGCTGCCGCCTGCTTCTTCGCGGCGACCTGCTTCTGGTACTCAGCCAACTTCTCGCGCCCACGCAACACAGACTCGTAGCGCGAGATGTATTCGGCGACAGTCTTCTCAAGCTCCGCCACCTTCTTCTCGGCGACGCGAGCCATAGGCGTACCTTGGCCGCGAAGAACCTGAAGTACCCTGTTCAGGATTGACATCAGCTTCTGCGAGAATGCGCGGAAGCCGTTTGGGCTCTTTTGGGCGAGGTGTTTCCAGAAGCCTTCGTTCGTGGTTACGGAGCCAGCAACGTTTGCGGCAGCCTCCTTGACTGCGTCACCAAGGTTGCCATAGGTACTCTTGGTGCGATCAAGCTCCGCCTTCGGGATGAACGGTTCAACCGCCTTCAGGAACTCCTTGTACAGTTCCGGTGTGTCCTTCTCCATCGCATGTGTAGCTTCGTGGAAGAACACCTGCATCAGAGGGTGCTTCGACTTGACGTTGACGAATATCGTCCCGTCTGTGCCGAGGGCACCGTTGACAGTCTTGTCACCCTTGGTCTGCCTGAAGAACTGAACCTTACGCCTCAGGATCCTGCCGATGCCGCTGATGATTGACCCGCCGGGAACCATCTCGTGAGGCACAGGGACGGCGTCGAAGGACTGCAACTCTCCAGCATACTTCCCTTTCGCCTTGAGATCCTCGATCTGTGCGTTCACCTCGGAGACGAACCGGGAAACACGATCGGCTGCATCCTTCATGTCGGTACGCTCGATTGCGAACGTACCGGTCTTCGTCATGAACGGCTCGAACCTCTGTTCACTGGTGCCGAGCGTCCTCGCTGCCGACTCTGCAGCCTCCGGAGACTCGAACCTTGCGCCCTCGATGCGTTCGGCTGGGGTTCCTGCAATGTCGGTCGTTAAGAGCGGGCGGACTCCTTCTCTGGATGCCAACATCTCAGGCTGAAGTTGCCCCGGAGCGACCTCCGTCATGACTGTCGGAGGAGCACCAAGAGGTTGCCCCGGAGCGGCCTCAGTCGTGTCGGTCGTAGGCGCAGCGAGAGTCTGCTCAGACTGAGTACCCAACTGAGGCTGCTGAGTCTGAACGGCGGGTGCCTGCTGACTGTCAAGCGCCTCAGCTTCGCTTTTAAGCGAAGACGCAGCAGCGGCTGCCTGCAGAACCTCATCTGTCGACTGCGCGTCCTGAATCTTCTCGATGGCAGCCTTCAGGACGGAGTCTTTCGCGTAGTCGCTCGCCTTCGTGGAGATTTCGCTGGAACTGCGTAGAGATGCAATAGCGCCGCCGCCTGCACCGCCGACCGCTCCGAGGGCGGCGGCATCTATCATCTCCCTCCACCCCTCTGGAGAGAACACCTCTTGCCCCTTGCCGTACCGCTCGATGCCGGTCTGGACGAACTCTTGCGCCCCCTCGCGGGCCATACCAGCAGGAACTTCCCTCGCAACCCTCCCTAGGAAAGAGCCACCCCTCCCGCCCTTTATGAGCCGACCTAGGCCGACTATGTCGGCTAGCGTCTCAGTGCCCGCTGCGGCACCGGCAGACAGGAACGCCCTGTTCCTGTCTTCATCTGTTATCTCTTGCCCATTCTTTTGGGCTTCGAGAACCATCTCTGGGTAGATTTCACCCAGTTCCTGAGTGAAGTTGTACCCCTGCAGGGCCGTTGCTGCGCCGATGTTCCTTCCGGCGGCCATTGCCGCCGCAGCCTCCCTCGCTACCGACTTCTCGGCCTCCTTGAGTGCCATACCGGAGGCAACCTTCTCGGCGATCTTGCGCTCGATGAAGCCTTCGATGGCCTTCTTGGCGATAGTCTTTCCGATTATGGAGCCTACGCCGCCGGTAGCAACTGATTGGAGTGCTTGGCCAGCCGTATACCCGAGCCCATACTTGGCGAACTCAAGCCAATCTTGCGCGTTACCCTGCTCCCAGTTCCTTGTGAACGAGTCCGTCTCTTTGGACAGCTTCTCGAGTTCGTCGGACTTCCGCTGGTACAGGTCAGCCCCGTACTCCCTCCACGAGTCAAGGTCATACTTGTCGCCGATTGCGAAGATCGTTCCGCCGATCAGCATCGGAAGCTGAACGACGGTCTGCTGGAAACCCCTTGAGAACGCTCCCGGCTCGTCGTCCTTGTTCTGCGCGCCGGTGAGCGTGTCGTAGTCGCGCATCCATCGGGCAGCGATGTCCCTCTCAGGGAGGTTCTCTTGGCCCGGAACAGACCTTACGGCGTCCCTGAACTCTTCGTACGAGGAGAATGTTTTTGCCATCTGTTACGGAGCAATGTACGGAGAAATCTCTGGAGGGGTCTGTTTGTCCTTGGTGGTCTTGCGCCGCACGGCATCTAGTAGTCCACCATTCCCGTTGCCAACACTCACGCCCCAACTTACATTAATTTCGTCAGGTGTACGCACATTGCCGGGGTCGCCACCAGTCAGGAACCTCGACATCATATCTTTCGCCTGCTGAGGAGTAATGACTTGGGAATCAACGAGAGACTTGATCAGGGCGGCGTAACTCTGGAAGTCTTTCGGCCCACTAACCTTGATTGGTTTGCCGCTGGCGTCTGTGACAGGCACCATCTTACCTTCATGATTCATGTAGTAAGAGAAGCCGTCGTCGCCTTGAACGATACGGGCGTTGGCAAGGCTCGCGTAGTGTTTGAAGAGTGCGTCGTAATGCGCCCTCTCCGCTGCCAACCTATCCGCAAGAAGCTGAAGCTCCTGACTCTTCAGTTCAACAGTATCTTGGTGGAACTGCCCCTCTTGTTCCAGCTTCCTTTCCAAAAGATCCTTCTCGAACTGGTTCCTCTGCTGAAGGAGTTCAGACTGGTGCTGCTTCTTCACATTCTCAAGATCCAGAGTGAACTGGTTGACGGCGTCCTGAAGCCTCTGCCTGATGTTGCCTTCGTAGTTAGCCAGATCCTTCTTGGCTTCAACATCTTGGCCGCGCTCGTAGTCCTTCGCAAGCAGGTCTGCGGCGGTAGATGCGCCAGCAGCGAGCCCCCTACTGATGATGCCCATTACAACCTCCCCATAAGCTTCCCAACGAGTCCGCCCTGAGCAGCCTGAGCGTTCATGGCCTTCCTCTGGCCGCTTGGAGCTTGGCCGACCATCTGCGACACCTCCTTCTGAGAGATGCCGTATTGGCTTGCTACGCGCACAAGCAGTTGCCCGATGAGTCTTCCGACGATGTTTGGGTCGGGCTCCATCCTCTTGGTGGCAACCAAGAAGTCCGCAAGCACCATCAGGACCGTGACGGCAGCAAGAGGAACTGTCTCCCTCGTCAGCTTGGTGCGGTCGTTGATGAGCGACAGGATCGCAACCGCTGCGGAGACGATTCCCTTGTCACCAGATGACGCCATCTGGACGATCTCGGCGTTGTGCGGCGGCGTAGACAGGATGGCCTGCGTCGCTAGGCCGAAGCGCTTGATCTGGTCAAGCTGCTCAGGAGAAAAGTTCTCAGCACCCGGGATATTCATCTCACCCTCGGCAGACTCGTTGTCTACAGTAGGCTGGCCGGGTTGCTCGCCCTCCGCTGACTCTTCGGCGGACGAATACTGACTCGGCTCCTCACCCTCTGCAGCCTCGTCGTCCACCGGCGGCTGGCCGGGACGTTCGCCCTCTGCAGCCTCGTCGTCTTGCCTTACGTTTCGTTTCCTTGCCATTGGTTACCTCGCCAAGTTTCGGCTGATGATTCCTTGGGGCGTGTTCGGGAAGACGTATGCTCCGCCAACATACTGAAGCCGCTGCTGCGGACCAGAAGCGTTGAACGGCGACTGCGTTCCGTTGATGGAGTCGTTCAGTCGCCTACGGGCCCACTCGTCGTACTCCATCTGAGCCCTAACTTGGGCCCTGTGCGGATCCTCCTGAAGCATCCCTGCGACCGTCTTGAGCCCGGCGGACGCCAGTAGCTGGTTCTTTTGAGCCCAGTCGCCAACCGCCTTCGCTCCCTCCCAAGCCTTCGAGAGTAGGCCGCCGTTCTGCGTGTCCGAGACGAACTTGCCGTACATCGATGGCGAATCCGGCATCAGCCCACCGGCGGGCCCTTCGACCAGAGTCCCCGGGTTACTGACGAGTTGCGTCTCCGGCGCAACCATCGGGGTCTGTGGCGCAACGAGTTGCGTCGACGGGGAGACGAGGCCCTCGCCGAAGGCGTCCGGCCCCGGAAAGCCGGACTGCGCCGCCGCGTTCGCGGCAGCCTGTGCGGACGACTCTACCGCTGGGACGACAGACTGGGACGCCGCCTGAGTGAGCCCCTGCGTCGTGGCAGCATTCGTGCCAACGTCGGCCATTGCGGCAATGTCTGCCGCTGCCGCCTCCGTGCCTGTGGCTGCAGTAGTTCCTGCAGCAGTAGTCGCTACATTTGATGCTGCTGCCTCAGTTGCTGCCTCCGTTGCGGCGGATGCCGCAGCCTCTCCGCCAGCGAATAACTGCGAAGCGGTCTCCGCGGCCGCGCTCCCGATGCTGGACAGAGCACTCGTCACCATCTGCCCAAATACGGGGGCAACGAAAGACACGACAGAAACGACGGCCGCAACGATTGCGACCACCTTGACGACGTTCTTCAGAAACTTACCGAGTCCCATTGGTCAACTCCATTCGATCAGTTGCCGCCGCCAACAGTTCCGGTGTCGTTCGGGTTAGGGTAGAACGGCCGAGGCGGCGGGATATTCGGAGGCGGAGGTGCGTTCGGAGACGGAGCCGCAACATTCGTCCCCGGCTTCAGAATCTCATCAAGCTGGCTGACGAGGTTGATGTCTCCAGCCATCGACCCGATGACTCGCAGGGCTCCACGAGTAAGCTCAACCTGCTCCGCAACAAGGCGCGTCTTCGAGGCAGCATCCAAGTCCTTGTTCATCATGATGCTGGCGACGTTCTGCTGCATCTGCTGGTAGACCTGAGTCGCGGATGCGGACGCCCTAAGTAGCTGCTGATACTGAGCCTCGACGCGCTTCTCTTCGAGGTTGTACGTGCTCTGCAGGTACTGCTTCTGAAGCTCGATGTTGCCGCTCATGGCGAGCTTCTGAAGGTCGGACGCAAGCTGCTGAGACTGGAGCCCGAACTTGTTCTGCTCCGTCGCATTCAGTTGTGCAGCCTGATTCAGGTAGTTCAGGTTCTCCGACAGAACCTTGTTGTATGTGGATGCGTCTTGGGCGGCAATCGGGAGAGCATTCTGGATGACGGCTGCCTGACCAGCCTCGGCGGCGATTGAGCTATTCAAGAGTCCACGTGCGGCAGCCTGCTGCTGGGCACGAGTCGCCGCAAGCTCAAGGAGCGGATTCCCGCGAGTGAGTAGCCCTCCGAGGCGACTCTCCACAGTCTCGTCCTGCGAGACGCCCCTTGTGACAGGGTTGACCGTCGCCGCAGGTGGAGCAGGAGTAACCTGTGGCGCAGTGATCGTCGGCGGTGCTGGAAGCTGATTTGGCGGCTGCCCCTGAGTTGTAGTAGGAGCCGGAGTTGTGTCCGGCAGCGTGAGACCGGGCGGAGGGGGTAGCGTCTCGTTGGCCGGAAGTCGAACAACGCCAGAATCTGGAACATCAGGAACCGGCCCGGTGCTCTGGACTGGCCCGGTCGTGACCTTGTTCGGGTCGCCAGTGGTCGTTGGCGGAAGCTTGTTGCCGGGCGAAGTTGGCAGCCCAATGGCTGGCTTCGCAAGTTGGTTGTCGTTCGTTTGCGTCCCACCAGACTGGGTGCTAGTTTCCTGCGGAAGTTGACCACTCTGGAGTGCTTTGTTTGCCGTCCTGTAAATCGTGCGCGGAAAGAATCCATCCTCCGCCTGCGTCAAGTATCTGCTCAGTACAGCCATCTCATTTCCTTTGGCCTGTGTGATTCTGCCTACCTCTCCAAACGTCTTTGGGTGTAATGGATAGTTACACCCTGAATGGTGTGGGGCAACTCGTTCGACGCCTTGCTGACGATAGAGAACGAGATGTTCGTCCCTACGCCATCAAGTTTTACGTATATGCTTGTGAAGTCGTTGCTGTCCCAATAGGATGAGTCCCAAGTCGCCGCATCCCACCTGCCGCCCGGACCAGATGCCGACTGAACAACGGTATTGTGCGTCTGTGAGTCGCCGATACTGTAACTAAGTTCTGGTTGTATCGAGAACGCGCAAGCAGAAGTCGGCTTCAAGTCGAAGACAGCCTTCCTGTACCGCTTCCTCGTCATTGGGCTGCGGCTGTGGTTGAATGCCGTCTTAAGAATCGCGCTAATTTCTGCGCCGTCGAAGCTCCTTCCCCTGTTCAGTTCGTACACGAACCCATCTGTTGCGCCGAACAGTATTGCCTCCTTGCCGTTTATCTCCGTGTTGCATGCGCAACTAACAGTAACCGGCATACTGAGCGGCATGATGCCAATCGTCTGTCTTCCCATGAACGTCACCGTGATGCCGTACCCGTTCTTGAAGAAGAGCTTGTACTGGTTCCTCGTCCTGACGACTGTTGATGCGACAGCGTCAGCAATGATCCCGGACAGGATCGGGGAAACCTTGTCAGAGATGATCCCTTGTTCGAAGTTGCCGAAGCTCGCAGACTGGTCGGACGTCGTAACACCAAGGTCGTCAAGGAATACTGGCGACACGACGAGTTGCGTCGTGTACGGGAGGGCCCCAGTCGTGTCGGACAGCGCAACTAGATTCCAGTCTGCCGACGAGTTCCCGTAGAGCACCCTGATCCTGTTTCTGCAGAACACCATCAGGGCTGCGCTCCCCTCTGAGCCGGGCACAACCTGCAGCCCGGTACACTCGTCACCGAGCCCAAGTTCCGATGCTCCGCCGACGATGACGGACCACCTGTACGGTTCACCGATTGAACTGTGTTGAAGCGACCCCTTGAACGCGAAGAAGAGGTGACCCTTGTGGCACCTGACGAACTTCGGTGAGTCCTGAGTCATCCCGGTTTCAATCGGAACGAAGGTGTTTCCGTCGAACTCGAAGCCACGGTTTACGCCGTCGCACCCGTACATCCTGAGGGTGTCGGCGCTCCCGGTGAAGTTGTAGTTGTCGAACTCGAACCTTCCACCCGGCTGCAGCGTGATCGCGCTCTGTGTTCCTACGCACGTTGCACGCCTGACGCCGGACACCCTGATCTCTTCCCCGTTCTGGAATGTCCCAGTAATGGATGAGAAGATGAGGCGGCCTGAGCAAGGCGTTGCTGCTGCCCAGTTCGACCCAGACTGGACGACCACTCTGCGGACGACTCCTGTAGCCCCACTCGTCCCTCCGGTTACGGTCTGACCGTCGAGTATCGGCGTCCCGGTGTCGCCGTTGTTGAACCTCAGTTCGAACCCGAGGCTCACCTGCTGCCAACCACTACTGGTGGCCTTGTACATGATGCACTGCGTCGCGGCCGCGTTGTCCCTGAAGCAGTACACCTCATTCTTCAGTGACCAGACGCCACGCACAGGGCCAGACCCGGGTGGAGCCTGAATGTCTGCCCTGTAGTCGTTCGCCGCAGCCTCAGCGAACGCGTTGTCATCAAACTGCGTCAGAGCGGTGTTCGTTATTCCATTTACTGCAACAGTTACGGACGAGACTTGAAGGTTCTCGCCAAGCTGGAAGTTGCCAACCTGCCTCGTGACGACTATGTACTTGAAGTCTGGAGAAACGATGATGATCTTGGCGGACGCGCCACTCGTTTCACCGGTGATGGTCTGTCCAACGGTAACAGTTGCAGAAAATGTCGTGGTTGCGAAGAGGACCGAGAAGAGTGCGTCAGACGGCTTCGGCCTCCCATCGAACCTCTCGTAGCCGCCGACCCTTGAGTAGCCGCCATCGGGCGCAACCTCGTAATTGGATGCACCAATCGCAACCCCGGGTTTGACAGCGATCTGAGGGTCGACAACGTTCAGGCCACCTGCCAGAGGGAAGTACTCCGTCTGGACCGGAGGCATCTTGACTTCAGCCATCTACTCAACCAGAGTCTGTGTGTATATCTGCGGCTGCTCAAGCTGGTCACGCTCAAGGCGCGACATCTCCTCCTCGAAGTTGTTCGAGGCGTCCTGATAAATCTCAGCAGCAGCCTCGTAGCGTGCGTACATCATCAGGGCCCTGTAGATGATGGCTGCGTGGTGCGCAGCAGGCATCTCCGGAGTGTCGCTGTCCTGAGTCAGCTCCTGAATGCTTTTGTAGTAGTCACCAACGAGCGGGTACACGGCATCTGGAGTCGGCCCAAGGATGATGTCACCATTCGGAGCCTCCGTGACGTGCGTCGGCATCGCCGTAGATGGAGCCAGAACGAGGAATCTCCTCCGAAAGTCGGCGTACGGCATGTACACAAGCTCCCTGTTCTGACCAGAGGGGTCAGTGATGTAGAAGCTCGTGACTATCCATCTGCCCCACCGCGTCAGTCCGAAGTTAGGGGAGGCTCCGGTTGGGGAGTACCTGTTGGTTCCAGAGACGGTCGTTGTCGTTGCCGTGTCCCGCATCCAGCGCCAGTCTGTCCTGTACTCCTGAATCTTCCTCCACGCCTCAGCCGTCCAGTCGACGACCCGCTTCATCTCGCCAGTCTGGTTGGCGACTGATACTGGGCCGTCGCCGGAGATTCCTGCCTCCTGCCTGACCCTCTGTGCAAGCTGAAGGAAGTTCATTCATCAACCGGGCTGCGAAAGGACGCTCTTCAGCCAAGCGACGCCCTTTGCGCCGCTCGGGTCATGCAGAACAGTGAAGGGGTAGTCGGGCGAGTAGGTCACCTTCGGGACCATCGTCTCTGAGCCGTCCTCCAGAACCTTCCGCTCAGTCCGCACACGCATCGTCTTGGCGCGGGCGATGTATTCGAGGATGATCCGAGGAACCTCGACCGGCTGCATGTCTCGCCGGTGGACGAAGACGTGGCCGTTGACATTCGCCTCCACGAATGGCGTCTCGTTCTCTGTGGCAGGCTCGGCGAAGGCGACGAGCACCTTCTCTGCGTAGAATGCGTCGACCTTCATCAGCTTGCTGATGTCGGCCTCGACTGGAACGACAACTTCGTCGACGCCGGATGACTTCGCCTTGTCGAGGTCTACCTGAACGTCATCCAGCTTGATGTCATCAGTGGATGCCACGTCTTTCGTGAAAGTGGTCGGCTGTGTACGTGCCATATATGCTCCATGAAAAAAGGGTTGGACACACCTGAACCGTCTACTCTTGGTCGGTGCTCTTTTCGCCCTCACCACGCAGGCTTGCGACCTGCTCCTTGAGTGAGCGATTTTCTGCGCTCAGCAGATTGACAGCAGCACTCAGCGCGATAACTTTCCCATGAAGTTCGCTTATGACCGCGTTTTGCGCTTCGATCACTGACTCTGGCGTGAGTTTGATCTGGTCTTGCACGGCGTACGTCTCCTGTTGGTTGGTTGGCTGAAGCTTCCAATGTTCTGGCGCGGCACGGCGGACCCGATAACGCGTCCGTCAGACTGATCTATTAGTTGGGCACCTCGGCCTCGACAGTGTAATTCGGCGAACTTGTCGAGATGATATTAGTTCCTCCGGAGTCAGTAGCTATTTCTACTTTGATGACGCTACTTTTAAAAGCTCCTAGAGTTGAGACCGAGTTTCCAATATCTCGGTCTGCATTTAGTTGTTGCCACGTATTCAGAGTCCCAATGTTCGGAGCATCTCCGCTGATGAGAGTGAAGCGGACATAGAGTGACGTATCTCCGCCGCCAGTGTGCCATTGATGCACTAGGAATGGAGTTCCGTTAGAAACATGCCTAATCCAGCCATCCGCACTAACTCTTAGGCGAGAGGATGCAGTTGGGACTCCTGCAGAATAAAGATTTTGCCCCGGCAGCGGATTCACGACGCCGCTACTGCTGAAGAACATCATCCTGCCGAACATCTTAGTTTACACGCGTCCATGTGCCTTCCCAGCGCGACGCGGATGACACATATGTAAGCACGAGCCACGTCACCGCGTTCGCAGCGGTATTGAGCGCACCGCTTACTTGCACGTTACTTGGCAGCGTCACGGTACGCCCACCTGTAGCATCCTGCACGAACCTGATTTGCAGCTGGGCACCATCCACAGGGTTGCTGATCGTCATCGATGTGACGTTGGCAGTCATCGTGCCGAAGAGGATCGTGTTCGACAGGCTACTATCGAACGTCGGCGTAGCACCGAACGAGACACTGATTGGGCGCGTGTTGGCGCGCCCTGCGAAGTCATGCCGACCGGCGATGTACTCAATGGTTCCAGCGTCGCCTCCACCTGTGGTCGGTGAAAAGCCAATGTACCCTTCTCGTCCGCCACTTGGATTGAAGAATGCAACAAAACCAGATCGGCCGTTTGTACCGGTTACTACTCCGAGTTGTCCAATGCCGCTCTGATTGGCACCAACGTTCACGTTGCCGTAGGTTTGGACTGAACCTGCTGTAACTCCACTTCGAGAGATGGACAACGCGGCCGTGCTGGATACGTAGTCATCGGTATACGGCCGGATTTGCAATGAGGCCGTATCTGCGTATACGATCCAGTTCTTGTTGTTCGCGGATGCTGCAGTATTTTCAAGACGAAGCTGCGTCGAGCCGGACGAGTTGATCGTGAAAATAGACGAAGCACCGGCGCTCAATATCACATTACCGTTAACGGTATGTGAGCCGCTCGTCGGGGCGTTGATGGTGATGTTTCCGCCAGTTGAGATCGTGAGCCTGTCGGTGTCGTTAGTTCTCAAAGACAGCTGGTGGTTGGTTTCCGTGCCAATCGCCCCAAAGGTCGGCGAGCACGTCAATTTAATGCGCGCGGCGAAGTTGTTAGCCGCGACCCACAGGTTCGCCGTGCCAGTCGCGCTGGTGTTCTCTATGGTCGCGTAGACCGCGCCGATTGAGCTGCCGCGAGCGCGGAGTGGGTAGGCGTTATTGCTTCCATCAGCGGGGCTTGTCATGTCGGCCGCATAGATTCCAGCCACGCCATTGACTGTCAGCCCGATGCCGCCGCTCGCGCTGATCAGCTGATTTGCCGTGAACGTGTTCGCAGCGTTCTTGAGCGCGACGTTGCTGCTCAGTTGTGCATCCGCAATGGTGCCTGAGATGTTGCTTGCGTTCAGGCTGGTTAGGCCGGACCCGTTGCCGGAGATGACGCCGCTCACAGTCATGTTGCTGCTAACCGTGACCGGCACCGAGAACGTCGCACCAGAGCCGCTGATGGTGAAGCGCTGCACACCGAGCGTAGTCATTCCTATCTGGCCTGCAGATACGCGGTACAGACCAGTCGACGTCTCCAAGCCGAACGTGATTGATGGGGCCGTGACGCCGCCGTCGGTTGCCTTCAGCGGGCCAGTCATCCCGCCAGCACCATTTCTGGCCAGCGACCCTGTGATCTCGTTGGCGATGTCGCCCAACGTGCTGTTGGCCCACGAGGATTCGATCAGAGTCCTCGTCGTGATCGGGTTGCCGGTCGGCAGCGTATATGTGCCAGATGAGTTACGTGGCATTGCTCACCATGCTGTTGAAGTCCGCCACATGAAAAAAGAGGGGGACACACTCGTGCCCCCCTTCGGGACTACACCGGTTAGAGCGCCTCGCCCGGGTGGCTGGCGAGGTCGGTGTAGGTGACGGTGGTGCCGGAGGCGTTCAGTGCAGTCGTCCCGAACGTGAAGGCGACCGTGCTGGCAACGATCTTGATCGCGCCAACGGTGGCGTACCCGTTAGGGACCGGAGGCAGCGGGCACGCCGACCCGGCTTCGACGACTGGGCCCTGAGCAACCTTGGCGGTGCCAGCCGAGTCAAGGAGCACGAGTAGCGCGCACGCTTGACCGGCAGAGAGGTTCGTCAGGGATCCGCTCCACGCCGAGAAGGCGATGTTGTCCGTCGCCGCCTTCGAGTACAGCTTCCCGTTGATCGCGTACGGCGTCGCGTTGACGATGCGGTACGCCGACGTCGTGGTGGCGATGGTCAGGCCCGCCTTCGAGAAGCAGCCGCTGAGGCCAGAGTTGTCTTGCAGGTTGTAGCTCATTTCAGTGTCTCCGATCAGGTCGCGGTGAATTTCGCAGCAGCAAGCGCGAGGAGCGACGCGTAGTTGGTGTCAGTGACCCCGGCGTCCGCATCGAGCTTCGCCAGAAGTTGGCCAAACTTGGTGCGGATGTCGTCCAACTCGGCGCGCAGCAGGTCATTCTCCTGAATCAGGAGGTGGACCTCGGACGCCGTGAAGGCCCGGGTGCTGTTGAGTACTTGCTTGTACGGCATGTGGTCCTCCGGTTATGTGGGGGCTAGGCCCCCACACTCAGGTTACAGGTTGGTCGCACCAACTTCGATGCGGACCATCCAGAACTCGTTGAGCCGGACGGCCGCCTTCCAGAAGTCGGCACCGACGTAGCCGAACATGCCCATCGGGTTCGCGTGGTTCTTGACCTTCGCAGGCAGGTACGTCGGGCTGACGGCACCCTGACCCTTCAGGGCAACCTGACCCCACGCATCCTCACCGACCACGATGACCGGGTAGACGTCGACGGCGGTACCGCCGATCATGCCGTTCAGCGTTGCCGAGCCAGCGTTGGCGAACGGACGGAAGTAGGGCGACGAGATGACGCGGAAGCACTCGATCTTTCCGACTTCGCGGTCATGCACCGGCTTGAAGGAGCCGTACTCCTCGATGGGAGTGAAGCCCGCGATGTTGCGGATGTCGGCGATGACGTCCGTGTGGGCGAACACCAGATACGACGGCGCAACCGGCTCCGTACCGAAGTTGACCCCGGAGGCGATCCGCTGCGTAACCTCGCGCGCGTGGGCAGCCTGAAGCTGCCGGTCAGCCTTCCGCAGCAGGTTCAGAGTGATCGGGCTGTTGATGGTGTTGCGTGCGCCGCCACTTGCCGTGATCACGTTGGTGCCGGAGCGGACGACCCCGTAGTTGATGACCTCAGCCAGCGAGCCCATGTGCTCGCCAACCTTCTTGATCATCTCGGCCGGGATGTCATCTTCGTGCATGTCTTCGGTCTTGTTCGTGAGCTTCATGAGGACGCCATACTGCTGCAGCGTCACTTGGACGTCCTGCGGCGTCAGGGTCCGTGCATTCGGCGTCATACCCTCGGCGAGCACGTAGTTCGACGCGTCGACGACAGGTGCGCCGTTGGAGGCCGCATCGAGCGGCAGGTACCGGCGGAACACAATCGTGTCCGTCTTGTTCTTCGGCTGCTGCTTCTGGACGCCGAAGGACGACAGCACCATGATCGGTTCCGCAGACTTCAGAAGTTCGCGCTCCGCACGGACAAGAACTCGCGGCGGCGCGGGACTGAGGTAGGCTTGCATGGTCATTTCAGGTTACTCCGTTATCTCTTGCCACGACGATCCATCTCGTCGAAGTAGGCCCACAGTTCCTGTGGCGACATTTCATCGACGGACTTCGTCAGGTTGACTTTGTTGGACGTTCCGCTCGGGATTGCTGCGGAAGCAAGACGCTTCTGCGGCGCACCCTCCTGCGGCTTCGGTTTTGAAGCCTTCTCAAAGTCGGAGATGATTCGGAGAACCGCTGAAGGTCTCCACGTCGACATGGCGCGCTGCTGATATTCAGCGGGCTGCGACGAGAGCCACTTCGCGAAGTCCTCCCCCTTGACGACGTTTCGCCAATCTGGCCTAGTGTCGTCCAACTCCTCCTCGGCTTCCTTCTCGCGCAGGGCCACAACCTCTGCCCTCGCTCTTGCGACCGCCTCCGACACGATCTTTTGGGTGTCGGGTGCAGCGCTACTGGGAATTCGTGACGAGACGTACGCCTCGACACCTTCCGCCCAGTCGGGGAAGTCTTCCTTCAGCTTCTTCCACGCCTCGGGACTCTCGGACGCCCTCTCAATCTGCTTCTCGGTCGGAGAGTCTGCGGCCTGTGTGGCGGCAGCCTTCCCGATCTTCTGAAGCTCAGACTGGAGAGATCCGACCCTCCCTACGGTCGTCTTGACGAGGTGTACCAGCTCAGGTAGCTGCCGCAGCATCGCCCTCTCTTCGTCAGAGAGCGCTTGAGCTGGGGCCGCCTTCTCCTCAGCCTTCTCCTCCTGCTTCTGAGCAGATTCAGTGTGCGCCTGCTGCTCCTCCGGCGGGTTCTCCCCGGCGGATTCCGCTGCATCAAGCTCACTCCAGATTTGCTCCGGTGTCAGTTCCTCTTGCTTGTCCGGCTCAACGGCCATACGTGCTCCGTGTGGTTACCGAACGGGGTCAATACATCGACGAGATGTCACCCGGTTCGATTGTTACTTGGGCCTCCCTAGCACGCAGAACGTACTCGGGAAGCGCAAGCAGAAACCTCAACTCTGCGATACGCCCACGCAGGATGGACGTATCGCTCTCGGGGATTGGTTCGTCGTTCATTTCGCGGTGAAGCTGCAGCCGCTCCTCCATGAGCCTCCGGAGCTTCAACCAAGTGGACGACTGGAAGTCGGTCGCCGTGAACGATTCGATGGACAAACGGTACCCCAAAATGTGTGGGCGCACTAACCCCTGCGCCTCTGACCATAGAAATTCCAAATTGTTCCGCCGGAGACTATAGCACGCCTAATACCTGCGGCGTCTCCATTGAATCATCCAATCGGAAGATTGAGTTGCCGCTCCCCCCGATGTGCCTGACGCCGACATGACCGCATCCTGAACTTGCGCGGAAAATGTTCCGCTCGCGTTCTGGCTGACGGTGCCTGAAGCGGACATCGTGGCGTCACCAAGCTGCATCGACAGGTTGCCAATCACCGTGACCAGCCCGGAGGAGGACATCGTCGAGGACACCTGTGACGACAGAGTCCCACGGTTATCCACCACCCCGGTGGCTGACAGTGAGACAGACACAACCTGTACAGAGAGTGAGCCCCTGTTGTCAACCAAGCCGGATGCAGACAGGGCCGCATCAGAGGTCGCTCCAGACAGCACCCCACGGTTCGTTACCGCACCAGAGAAGGACGCCCCCAAGTCCTGCAGTGACGACGATAGCGACCCAAAGACGTCGTTGTTGCCAACCGAGCCTGATGCCGACATCGTTGCTCCATCGAGCAGGCCGGAGAACGTCCCCCTGTTGTTGACCACGCCGGGCGCAGAGAGGGTGGCGTCCGACAACAGAGATGCGAACGACCCCCTGTTGTTAACCGTCCCGGCAGCACTTAGCGTGGTGGCAGCGAGCGCCGCAGACAGTTGCCCCACGACGCTAACGGTGCCAGACGAAGTCAGAACAGCGCTATCCACAACCGAAGACAGCGTCCCGCGGTTGTTTACTACACCGGAGGATGACATGGTCGCGGCACCAAGGGTCGAGGATAGCGAACCTCGGTCGTTCACCACGCCGGTAGCAGACAGTGTGGCGCTGGCAACGGACGACGAGAACGTGCCTGTGACGCCAGACTGCGTCCCCGCAGTAACGATTGGCGTTACCGTGTATGTATCGAGCGGCGTCCCGTTGACCGTGACGCGGAACTTGAACTGTGTCCCGTTGGTTACGGAGGCCGCGATCTTGACGCAGAACTCGACCTCAGTGTTGCCATCCGCACCGATGTCGATGCTCGGCAGCGGGTTCGTGTCGTCGCTGATCCGGCCAGCGGTGAATGTGCCGGTGAGTCCAGTCAGCCGCTGCGTCGTGCTCGTCGCAGCACCGGAGGCGATGAACGTCGAGTCGACGAGGTGGACCTCAGGCTCGACTGGAGCCGGGCGTTTCAGGCCGGGCGCATACGGAAGCCGCCCGTATACGCGCCACTGCATCCTGTTACCTCGTCAAGCGACGTAGTGACGCGAGGGACATGTAGTCCACGATCACGAGCGCCACGGCGGTGGTACCGCTGTTCGTGGCGATCAACCCGTGACCCATCGTGTTGGCAGCCGTAGGTATGTTCGTCGTCACTGTGCCGGAGCCGAGCAGCGTTCCAGACTCACTAAAGACTTGGAACAACACCTCGGTCTTGGCAAGGTTGACGCGGTACCGCAGCCGGTACCACGTCGCGGTTGATAGCGTTGCGAGCGTCGCGGTAGCTGTCTGTGTGCTGGCGTTGCGGCAAACTCCTACTACTGCACCTGCGACGATCTCAAAGAACACACCGTTGGTTGGGGCAGTCGAGGTTGTCGCGTTGTGGTGCCCAGCCCTAATCGTCGTGTTGGTGTTAGTCTGCGGGTTGATGATGAACTCAGAAACTTCGCCGCCCTCGATGGAGAAGGCGGTCGTATCGCTCATCACGTATGCGCCGCTGTTCGCGGTCGTGGAGGACGAACACCGCCACTGTCCGGGGTGCCCAGCAGTGCCAGCAACCTTGACCTGAGTGCCTGCGCCGATGAGCGAAACGTCCCAAATCATCGACGCCGCTTCGAGCGTCGCAGCGCCAGCAGGCCCCAAAAAATCCGTCTCGTAGAACGCCCACCGGCTCCGGTTCAGACCGAACCGCAGCGCAATTGGGCTCAGGTAAACGTACTTCGTGCCGGAGCCGAAGTTGACAGCCGAGCCAGAGTTACTCGACTCGGTGACGATGGTGCGGGAGAGTGTATTCGCCGCGCTGTAGGTACCGATGCCTGCTTCCCAGTCGCCATTCGGCACACCGTTCGCATCGACCGCCTCGATCACGTAATCGAAGAAGTCGTTGACCGCGATGTTCGGAATCGCGTTCGCCCGGATGTGTCCGGCAAGCGCTCCAGCGAGAGAGAAGTCGCCGGTGCCGGTGCTGGTAGAGCTTTCTGCTACCCGCGAAACGGTGTGGAACATCAGGGCACCTGTCTCCAGTTCGATCCGCCCACGTTGTCGTATTCGAGGCGGAATTGTTTTCCTGCCGGATCGTGAACCGCCTGAATGCCGAAGCGGATTCGAAAAACTCCGCCGGGCGCTACCGTCACATCCGTATTCTGCGCCGCCATCGGTGTGCTCGCACTCTCACTCCCGTCGTCGTTGAAGTATCGGTAGGCTTTCTGGTCAAGCGTTGCAGCGCCCTTCAACGAAATTACCTGAATAGGTGACGCTGAGCCACCATTATTATTCGCTGAAAAGCTGACTGTCCGAGCAGTCAGGTCATTCGTAATGAGGTATGCGCCTGCACCATATTCACCAGCGATTGAAGGCCCATCATTGATGAAAATCGCTGTCGGTGTTGCGCCAGACCACTGGTCTGCTGTGATGTTGAACGTTGATGCCGATGAAGCAGCAAAGCTGAATGCCGCGATCAGAATCTCGTCAGTCTGAGCAGGCGCAGACAGCGACAGCGTCCACGGGCTGGTCGTGTCCGTCGTCTGGGACGCATTCAGGTCAACAGGGTTCGTATCAGCAACACCGGAAATCTCGATTGCTCCGGCTGCAAAATTTCCGGCTCCGCAATTGACCGTTACCCCAAGATTCGCCTTCGTCCTGTCAAGCTTCGCGCGCGCTACTGAGGCTCTATTTGAGCCTGTAGTAGCCGCCCTGTGCGTAGTGTATGTGTTGCTCCCACCTGTTGCGTCGTCTGTGCAGACGCACTGTGTCGAATTGAACTCGGTCGTTGTCACAGCGACGTAGTTGCCAACCGTCGGAGTGCCGCTGAAGAATGTCGTGGCGCTCGATGTAGATGAGTCGACGTACGTCGATGTACGAACTACGCTTACAGCCATGTCACACTCGCAGCCAAAGGCGTATTGACTGTCAACGTAACGGTCGCCCGCACGGAGTCAGGACGCACCGGAGTCATCACGCCGTTAACAAGCTCCTTCTGCCAATAGACGGACAGGTAGTCGCTCGTCTTCGTCGCGCCGAACTTGTCCTGCTGCTGACCACCCGTAAACGTCGCCGCAGCGCCGGGTGACCACGATGAGCCATACAGGAACTCGATCAGCACGCTGCACACCGTGTCAGATGGTGTCAGAGGCCACGTTCCGTCGGTCCCACGCTGAATATGGATGCGCGCTCCGGCGTCGCCAAGCTGGCCGCCGTCAATGACGTTGGGCCCGTATGTGCCAGCAGGGTAAGTGGCAAACGGGATGCTTGCGTTGCGGGCCATACCCTACTTGGCTTTCCTGACTGAGACGTATCGGATCACCACAAAAGGTCCACGCTGCCAGTGCGCCTTCTCATCTGCCCTGTGCGGCTTCCAGCCAGCCTGAAGCTCGACTGGACCGAACCTGTTCCACCACCGCCAGATGCCTTCACTCTCGCGCCAGATGATTCCGGGGATCGGGGTCTTGTCGAAGTAGCCGTCACTAGGCTGAGAGTTCACAACCCACGCGAGGCCGTACATGCGGTTTCTCCACAGCCACCAGACGCTCGTCAGGTAGCGCCCGATCTTGTCGCCGAACTTCTTCGTCGCCCAGTCGAGCACCATGCGCGTCTGGTACATCCGCACGTCACCCGGCAGCCGCTCGTCTGGAGTGCTCCAAATATATGCCCACCGAGGAAGGTCGCCACGGACGGCGGGGTGATCGTGGTCGTACTCTCCGCCGGTCCAATTCGTCGGCTCATCGTCCCACTTGGCGAAGAGCGCCACGATGGGGACGAGGAGCGCCAGAGGCCACGAGATGATCTCGACGGCGACTGCGACCACCACGTCATACAGAATCAGTAGAGCCTTCTTCATGGTTCCTCACCGTCCACAGTAGACCTTGCGCTCCCACTTGCTCTTGTCCTTCCACTGGGCTTCGGGGAGCCACTGCATGTTGATCATGTCGTCGCAGCCGCCGCAAGCCAGCGGGATGACGTGGTCGATGTACCACCCTGCACATGCTCCAGTTGTGAGGCCTGTAGATGGGCACGGGTGCTCCATCGCGAACTTGTGCTTCGCCGTCTGACTCCGTTTGATCTTGCCGTCAGCGTTCCTAACGACGTCGTCAGGGTTCGTGTGGCACACGCGCGCGTCACCGGCAAAAGCAACAGATGCTGCCGCCATCAGGATTGCAAAAACTGTCGCCCTCATTCTCTCCTCCCCGATCTGTGTACAGCAGACTCCCAAACTACGGCTTTCATCTTCCCCGGGACTCTGCTCCTGAATCCGCACGGGTAGACCCAGCCAGCCTTCAGTAGCGTCGCCAACGTGTCCCTCACGGTGTCGACGTTCATCTTCGTTGCTTCGACGATCTCCGCCACCGTCATCTGGCCGCCACGGTTGAGCGCCTCGACAACCTCGATTACGGTTACTCTCACTGGTTCCCCGCCGAGATGGTTGCAGACGTGCAACTGACCTGCACGCCAGCGTTGATCGAAGTCGTGTTCAGGTTGAAGTCGGAGCCCGATGTGCCGACGTTGAAGTCTGCTACGAACGTCCCCGACGAGTCGACCATGCGGCCCCAAGTGGCGGTGCCGGTGTTGTCTGCGCTCGAGTCCGCAGTGATCGAGTTGAACGTCAGCGTCGATGAGCCACCGGTGGTGCCGGACGCGTTCGGCGCGCACGGGTCGGAGAACGTAAGCTCCGCGAGGAGCGTCGTCACCGTGCCGCCGGTAGACGGACGCGTCCCGCTGTAGACGCGGAAGAGGCCCGCGCCGGCTCCTGCGTCGATTGCGTCGCGGATCTGGTTGAGCATGTTTGCGCGGATGGAGCCCGCGAGAGAAAGTTGCTGTGCCATCTACACCCTCTTCCAAGTCGTGTGGCCGCCGTACCCGATGCTTTCGCCCTCATCCAGAACGATCCCCTGAGCCTTCAGGAGCCCACGGATTTCGTCGACGCGGGCGAAGTCGAGCGACTTGCGCGCGAGGTCGAAGGTGGCGACCAGATTTTCGACCTCGTCATCCGTGTACCGGTGCAGCGGCTCGGAGCGCCGGTACGTCTCCATCCGCGACAGCACCCACTTCTGTGCACCCTCGTCAGCCTCATCTCGAGACTCAGCAGAACCAGAACCCTCCTCCAGAAGGTGGATCGGTTGTGGCGACTCCTCCCACAGCTTTTGGATCAGCTTCAGGCGAGCCTCACGCTGCTCCTCAGTCGCGCCAGCGGGCAGGTCGGGCGGATACGTAGGCCACGGGACATCCGGACGCTCACTCGATACGACTCCGCCGTGCCTCCAAGCAACGGGGTCGTACGATAGGATCTTGGCCGACCACTTGTAGGCATCACCTTCTGTGACGACGATCTCCCAGTAGGCGGAGTAGTCGTTCTTGGGGTAGTCCCACACCTTGATCAGGCTGACTTTCTTCGGTCGCTTCATTCCTCGTCTCCGAACAGTTTCGACACCGTCTCGCGAGCCTTGGCGATCTTCGACTGGATGTCGGCAAGTTCCACCTTCTTCTCCTCGACCTTCTTCTCAAGGTCACCGAGCTCTGCCTTCATCTGCGCGATCTCGCCCCTCGTAGCCTCCACCGTCTCGCGGGACGCCTTCGCAATCGACTCGGCCCTCGCGTTCGCGTTCGAGATGATCTCGTCGGCCCTACGGTTAGACTCCGCGACCTTCGCCTCACACGCAGCCTTCGTCGACTCAAGGAGTTCTGTCGACTCACGCTGCGCGTCACGGAGCGCACTCTCGGCCTTCGCCGTCTCCTCCGCGACCCGACGCTTGATGTTCTGGAACTCGGCCAACGCAACCTCCTTCTGCTGACCAAGCTCCGCGATTGCGGCCTTCAGTTCGTTGACGTGGTCCTCGTGGGCACCAATCGTGCGGATGACATCCGCCGCCTCGTTGACGTCGCGTAGGATGCGCGCAAGCTGATCGAGGCTCACAAGCGCACGGTGATAGTTTTCAGTTGCCATTCAGACCTCCTTGCCGCCGCGTCCACGACGCAGGAACATGGTCACGTTGATCGACGAACCTGTGCCGCCAGAAATCGATGGCCGCTGGTACCGGACAGCCTCGAGCACCTGCTTGATCCCGGCGGCTGTGAGACCAATCACCACCCCCTGCGGGTCACTCAGGTTCGCAAAGTTCGTCCCATCGTTACTCCCCTGCAGGTTCACCGTCGCCCCACCGAGCGTCCCGGAGACTTGGATGCTGCGGTCAGAGTAGTCCGCAAACTCGGTAGGAACCTGTTCGAACGTGTCGCCATTCGTGGCACCCGTCCACGTAATGACGACGGAGTTGTTGCTGATGCGACTCACCGCCGCAGAAATGACTGCCATCTACTTCTCCCTCAGATGCCTGACCCAAGTCGGGCCTTGATATCAAGCTCCCTCTGCTGCATACGCTCTTCGTGCCGCTGCTGCAGAAGAAGTTCCGTCATCCTCGCCTTCACATCCTCGAGCTTCATCTTGTTCTCGTTCGCATACTTGATCACCTCAAGCTCGTACTGCAGGTTCATCTTCTGCATGTCGGCCTGACGCTCACGCTCCGCATCCTGCACCGACGCCTGCAGCTTGGCGCTATCAAGCTGCGCCTTGATCTGCGCGACCGCAACCTTCGGATCCTGCGGCTGCGGCTGCTGCTGCATCTGCTGGATGATGCGTGTCGCCTCATCTTCGCCGACGAGGATGCTCTTGGAGTCGATCTGGTTCATCTCGTAGACAGACTTGAGCCAGTCGTAACCCTCGTTCTTGTGGAACTTCGCAAGGACAGGGTGTAGTACGTAGGTTGCGATCTGCAGCAGCATCTGCTTCTGCATGTCACGCTGGATGAGTGCCGACGAGCCGCGCGCGTCGATCTGGAAGTCGCCCTTGATCGAGTCGTCCTCGTTGTACTGCATGTTCCAGTCGTAGAAGCGCGAGATCATCGTGTCCGTGATGGAGTCGTCGATTGTCTTCACGACCCTGCGGAGCACCGTGTTGGCGTTGTTGTGAAGCAGAGTCAGCGACCCGACCTGATCTGGCGCGCGCCCCTGATTCCCCTCCAGAAGGGAGGGCAGACTCGACTCATCCTCCGCGAACTGCAGCGCCCGCTCGATGATCGCCTGAATCTCGTTCTGCCGAGTATCGAATTGGTAAGTCTTGAACGCGTGCCCGACGTCGACTGCTCCATCCTTCGAGAACCAGATCTTCGAACCAGTGAGCGCCCAAGACTTGTCAGCAGGTTCGATCAACTTGCGGTTGATGACGATCTGTCCGCCGGATGACAGTGCCGCGTTGTCCATCATCATCCTCCACCCGGCAGTCACGACCTTCGACGGATTCCGAAGGATGTACGGGATGCCGACACCGAACATCTGCCCCTCGATCCGTTCGTACTGCGCCACCGAGTACGGAAGCTCACCGGAGTCGAGCGGATTCAGGTACGCCTTGATCGGTCGCCCGTTGCAGATAAACACGCACCCACTGACGGCATCCTGACGCTCATCATCGTTCTGGCACTCGCACCCGTCGACACCGGCAGCCTCAAGGTCGCCCTTGGTAAATTCACCGTGCACGATGTACACGTCGAAGACCGCGTCATCTGGCGTCACATACTCGCCCGGCACGATACGGTCGACGCCAGCCCTGCGGCCCTTGGCAGCCTTGGACGCCTTCGGCCCCTCGTTCAGGCACTCGTTGATCTGGCTTGCGATGTACCCGTTCTGCCCCCGCAACTCGCGGAGAGTCTTCGCGTTGAACTCCTCGACCTCGACGACGTAGCGTGCCCGCTCGATCTCACCGCCTGCAGCCGGGTCTGGGTAGAAGTTCCACGGGCTAACCCTCGTGACCGCTGGCGCATACTTCTCCTCGATCTGTAGCGCCCACCCACCCTGCAGCTTCATCCAACTTTTGCTGACGTACCGCTTCACGAACGGACCACGCAGGATCATCGTCCCGAGGACGCAGAAGTCCCAGATGCCCTTGCGGAATTCGGCGTTGTAGTTGCACTCGACGAGTTGGTCCTCGATCTCCCGCTCCATCCGCTTCGCACGCTCAGCCGCCTCCTCGATGGCCTGCTTCGCAGCGTCAGCGGCAGTCAACTCTGTGCCGTCCGGCTTCATGATCGGCTGCCCACCAACCGTCAGCACCGTGTCGCGACCCTTGAGCAGGTCGGACGAAAGGTCCGGGTTCGGCGTCGGCCTGATCGCGAAGTTCTTGTCGTCCGTCGGCAGCATCATCTCCGAGATGCGCGAGATCGCCGCATTCGTCTTCGGGCGAGTGATGTTGACCGAGATTCGGCTGCGCGTCTGCCGGTCGCCAGATACGACCGCATCGGTCGCACCCTCCTGCGCCATCTGCGTCATCGACCTGTACGACTGCTGCGTGATCTCGGACCCGTAGTACTGACGCAGATCCTCGATCCACCGCGACTCGATTCCGCTCGCGTCGCGCGCACTGATCGCTTCGTCGATCAGCTTCTGTACCGCGACACCGAACGCCTCGAGCCGGCCAAGCACCTCATCTTCACTCGGCGGATAGTTTTCCGTTTGCATCAGTAGCCCACAACCTCATCGAATGGTCTGAATGCGGCGACGACGGGGCCGCCCTTCTCTTTCCTCCGCACCGGCTCAGCGAACGTCAGCGCAAGCGCGTCTGCGATGTCGGGAGATTTCTCTTCCCGCTTCCGCATGTTCTCCTTCGACTCGATGCGGAGTCGCCCCGAACTGTCGTACGTGTATCCGGGCGCAGTCAGGTCGGCGAGGATCTCGTCCGACTGCGGCAGCGAGCACGGGAACTCTTCGAGCCACCGCTTCATGTTCCCCCACATCTCGGCGCGCCTGTTGACATACTTGTCGTTCTCGATGGCACTCTCCGCAGCGTTCACCGCGAAGATGACGTTCTTGGACTCGTCATCCTGCGCCCCGTACCCAAGCTCACACAACCGGTCGTAGACGCCTGCGCCGATGCCGATCACGTCGACGAATACAGCATCTGGATTGTGCGCCTCAATGAATCGGGCCACGATGCCAGCAACCTCCATCGTCCCCCGCTTCGCGTACGTCTTGACTGCCCTGACCTTGCGGCCCTGACGGACCACGATAGCCGTCCGGTCGTCACCGTACCTCGCTGGGTCTACGCCCACGACCATCGGGCCCGACGGCACAACGGATTGCATCGCCTGCGCCCGCACGACCAGACTGCCCGGAATGAACGAGTCTCGAGCGTCCGATACGAACGCTTCCTGCCAGTTGCACGGATACTCCGCATGAAACCGGTTGACGTCGCCGTCGAAGTCGTTGGCGATTTTCCATCTGCGCCACACGAGGTGCTCGTCGGTGAGGCCCTTGTCGCCGTAGACCTCGACAAGCTGGTCCTCCTCTGGCGAACGCACCCACCCGTCAGGCACAGGGAGCGTGTACTCCGTCTGCCAGAACCACGGGATAAAGATCGGCAGATAGTCGCTCGACCCGTTGATCGCTGCCTTCCACCGCCGATAGAAATCGTTGTTGACTCCGTTCGCGGTCGACTCGACGATAACCTCCGTGTTCGGCAGCAGCGGCACCGTCTGACCGAGCCCCGCCCAATGCGCCTCCGGCGTCGGCCAGTATGCGTACTCTGACGCGTGCAGATACTGCGCCGTCCCAGACCGGCCCGTCTCGCGCGTCCCGGCCGTCGCAACTTCGTATCGACTATCGAGCAGGTCGAACCAGAGTTCCTTCGCGTTCGCAGCACCAGTCGACGGTCTGAACTCTGGCGGCGTGTTCTCGTGGAACCTGATCGCCATCGCGTACAGGTTGTCGCTCGCCCGCTGCTCGTGCGCCACGACGTACGCTTTCGCTCCAGCACGGTGTTTCAACCGCCAGTTGAGTCGCCCTTGAATGTAGGTCGAGATGCCCTGCTGCCGACCTTTGAGGATGATCGCGCGGACCCACCCCTTTTCCTTCAGTTGACGCTCGATCAACTCGTGGACATGAAGCTGCGCCCGGTTGAGCTTGAACGGCACAAGCTCGCCGCTCTTGGACAGGACGCGCTGGAACACGTACGCGTAGAACCGGTAGTCCTTCGCACCGCGTCCTACGACGTCGGCAGTGTCCAATGTCACACGTTCAGTCGGCCCGTCCATCGGCCACCAAGCAGATTCGCTCGCGCTTCATCTTGTAGCGCACCGTCACGTCGCCACGGACTACACGTACAACATATAGCCCGTCTTCGTACTCGTCATACCACGGGTTGTGTATCACGTCGCCCACCACGATTCCTGCCCTCTGTGCAGGTCCGCCGGGCGACACCTCGATCACTCGTCCGCTCCACGAGACCTTGACTCCGACCCCGAGGTAACTCTCATCGCACGCGAGGCCGCCGCCGTCTGCTGCAGCGAAGCTCAGGCTCGTTCCTTCGAGGATCACAACCTGCTGCGGATGCTGCTTCTTCTCCGTCTCACTCGGCTGCCACAGTAGCGCCACGATCAACGCTCCGTGTAGCACAACCGACAGAGTGAGCCACGTTAAACGCACAACGCCCACCACAGCATCACGATCACGAACGCTGCGACCGCGACTGCAACAGCATCCGGCAGATGGCTGCGACGCCTCAGCGGAGCATCGAGCAGGTCGTTCGCCAGATTCACTCTTGCGATCCCTGCGTGGATTGCACTAACTCCGCGTCGTACTGCTCTGCGAGCAACCGCCATTTGGACTCCCACTCGTTCTCTGAGCCCTCTTCGTCCAGCCCGTACGTCTTTCTTTCGAGCGGAACAAGCTTCGCAAGTACATTTGCCAGTTTGTCCACCGCACCAATTCGCACCTGCATGGTTGCCGCCTCGATGGCCGCCCTTACTTCGTCTTGGTCCAGCCCCGCTTCTGCCCCGATCTGGATCAGCCGCTCCCGCGTTAGGCCCTTCCTCTGCGCGACCGACAGGCTCATCAGTTCATTGACGAGCGTCGTCCAGATTTCCCGTAGCTGCAGCATCGACGACTTGTGTCGTTCGACTACGTCTGCCCCGACTTCCGCCGCCGCCTCGACTGCGCTCTTCGCAAACCCAGTGGCGCTTTCCAGCTTCTTCGTGTACTCGCGCTCGATCACCTTCGCCCGCGTGGCGAGTCGCACGGAGTCCGTCAGGTCGCGCGTGATCCCGAGCTTCCGCATATGGCGCGAGATATTGGTCGCCGATACGCCGTACTTCGCCTCCAGAGCGGCCAGCGTCAGCCGCCCCATCCTGTACTCGACTTCGATGGGATCCCAGTCGATTGGCCTACGACCGGGCCGGTGTTTCGGTTTCTGTTGCGCCATCCTCTTTCCCGAGTTCAGCCGCCAACTTGCGGAGAATTTCACCCCTCGCGGAGCCGACGTGGACGGTGAATACGGCTCCGCCGCTACTTGGTGACTCGATCAGGAGCCTGATTTCTCCGGCTACCGTCTCCTCGACGCTCACTCTCCAGCCGCTTGGCAGCATCCCTTCTCCTCTCCGCCTGATACGCCGCAGCGTGCGCCTCATATCGTGACCAGAACTGGGGCCACAGTGGCCACCGCTCAGGAACCGACGTTGTGACTGCCGCTGCGATGATGATCTCGATCACGCCACCCTCCTGTTACATGTCACACTGTCACATGTATTGACTTTTCTGCCTCGCCGCATTAGATTCCCGGCCACCGGCAGATGTTCTGCCAACCGCGCCTCGGGGATCAGGGGCTGGAGGCTAGGATGACCGAAGCACTTCGAGCGCAACGTGATGCAATAGCTCAGGCACTGAACGAACTCCGGCTGGCCGCCGCATCGGTCAAGAAGTCGAGCGTCATCACCCACAGGCGAGTCCTTGCGCGAGCTTTCGCCGACGCCGCCCTCGCGGCGCTTGGTAACATCTCGGACGACGAAATATTCAAGCTGTTTGGGTCGTACGACGACCTAGAGCAGTTCGAGCCCTGACGCGCTACGCACTACACGCCCGCCACCCGGCGGGCTTTTTTTCGCCTAGACGGCCCTGTTCTGATCCGCCTTCTCCTTCGCCTTTCCAATCGCCCCGCAGATCGCTTCGGCCACCTGCTCGTCGGGGCTACCGGGCTGCGCGACGATGACCGCCGCCACCTCATCCTTCCCAGCCTCAGTCAGGTACATCACATGCGGCTTCTGGCCGCAACCTGCGCGCCCGGTGATGTAGACGGTGACGGCGAGCTTCCTTCCATCCTTCCACAACAGCGCGGCATTAGCTCCATATGCTGTATCCCCGTCCGGGAGAGGCACAACACGTAGTGTCCGCAGGTTTACGACGGCGGTTCCTTTGTCGAACTCAACCGTCACTTCGTCAGAGTACGCAAGAACCGCGAACGCCGAGACCAGAAACACCACGAGCGCGCCGACCTGCTGGATCCATCTCATATGAGCCTCCATCCGACCTCTACCGCAGCGACTCCTGACGATCCACCTAACGGCGGCACGACCCTCAACGTCACGGACGCGTCACCGAACCTGATGCGGCATAGGGCCCCGGCAGCTGGTAGAACCGCCTTACCCGGATACCCGGTCGCGGCCCCGACGAACACGCCCGCGCTCACCGGCCCGACCTTTACCGGCTCAAAGTCCGCTAGCGCGTACGCGCTTCCTTTTCCCCACGAGTTACGGTATGCGCCAAATTGCACGTTGCCAAACCTGACGCCTACGCCCGGATTCCTCTCGACGTACGGCTCACCGTCGCCCCTGATCCGGTCGCCATGCCTGCTCCCAAGGTGGAGCACCACCTCGGACGCTGCAGCACACATCGGCAACACGGCGGCAGCGGCAGCGAGTATCAGCCGGATCATGAGAGCACCAGCAGCAGAGAAACGAACACGACCGCGAGCCAGAGGCAACCGATTGCCTCAAGGTGCTCGTCGTAGCTCATTGCGTGGCGCTCGCGTACCTGATCGAACGGTCGAGATACGAGATCTCGAACCGCCACCCCTCGATAGTTTCGTTCAGGTCGTCGATCAGGTTGTCCATGCACTCCTCACACTTGCAACAGTTCCGCAATGCGAGCCCAACCACCGCCTCCACCTGATCTGCGGTCATCACGCCGGTAGTAGCTTCCGGAGACGTAGTCATGGAGATCAACCTCAATCCAACTGATTGGAACATCTGCGTCGTATACCCCGACCAGAAACGGCGTCAGCGAAACAACTTCCTTCGGCGAGCAGTGGAACTTTGCCCCGCCGCAAGAGTAAACATAGACTGGCGATCCATTTTTTGTGGCTGCGCTCTTGATCGCCTCCGCATAGTACCTAGTCGTCTCGGGATTGACCCACATTCTTATCGCCTAGTACTACGTCCTTCACGTACTGCTGCAGCAGCCTCAGCCGCTCTTGGTCTTCGCGGCAGGCTCCGTAGTTTTCGGCGACTGTTTCGGCAGCGTCTTTAGCGGAGACGGGGGCCGCATCAGTTCCGACGGAGGCGGAGGGATCGGGTTCACGACCAGTGGCGGCGGCGTCGTGGAGCACGCGCCAACCAGCAGGCAAGTCAGGAGTATCGCTCGGCACATAGACTTCGACCCTTTCCCTGATCACTGACGTAACGGTCCTGATCTTCTCGACCTCGACAACCGCCGCCTTCGCTAGCTCTGCAACGGCTTCAGAGTTCCTCGCGTACAGGATCGCCTCGACCCTCTTCGCCTCAGCCTCAGCCTCTAGGCGGACCTTCTCGCGCGCGAGCCACGCGTTCCGCTCTTGCCAGATGCCGAACGCTCGGCCAGCGATAAACACCGAAAGAGCAACCGCCGCGTAAGTCAAGATTCTCATCCAGACCGTGACGCCCAACGTCGGCATGAACGGAATCATCCGAAGATTGCTTTCTTGATCGCCGGAATCAGACCATCATCCGACGACGAGACTTGATCAAGAATGTGGCGAGCGTAGCCCCACACGCCCCACGCTACTGCGCCGACGAGTCCGCCTGCTGGCAGCACAAGCTTCGTCGCAGGAATACCGAGGTAGCGCGAAGCAACTTCAGCCGCGAGTTCCGCGAATAGAAACCCGGAACCGATTGATACGATCCCGTACCGAAGGAGTTGCATCCGACTCTCAGGCGGCTTCGTCGCCGCCATCACCGCTGCGCCGACCGCCGAGGAGGCGATTGCGACCCCCTTCGCCGTCAGACCGGGGTCGATGCCGCCGCTCGGTTCTGCCATTTGACCCATCTCCTCTATCCGCACTTCCCGAAAACCTGATCTCGCGCCTCAGCAACAGTGAGCCCGCCAGTGATCTGGATGTGGGCGTACTCCCTCATCGTGCGCCACCTAGCGGCCCACTCGAATCCTCTCGCCTCCGCAAGCTGACCGATTGCTTCCCACAGCGCCCAATCGTCACCCAGCGTGCCCCATACCGGCTTCCCTGCGCGAACCGGCACGAAGTCAATCGCGCGGCGGTATTGGTGCCAACTCTCCCACGCGCGCGCGTTCGTGACGATCCGACCCGGTTTCGTTCTGCCGATTGCGAACAGTTCGTCCTGCTCCTCTGGCGACCTGTAAGTGCAGGTGATGATCAAGTCGAGCTTGTTCGCTGCACAGTCGTCAAGCCACCGCCACGCCGCCTCCGCGACTTCCGGAAGCAACTCCTCGATACTCCTACTGCTCATCGTCGTCCCCGTCAGACAAGAACGACCAGACCATCATCGCCGCGACGACAGCAACCAGCAGGATTGCAATCAGAGTTTCATTTGCCATAGTTTCCGCCTACCTGCGCCACGGAGTGCACGACACGAACGCCCACAGGAAAACGCCCACAAAAACGGCGACCAGCAGGATGTCGATCAGAGTATCGATCTCCATAGATTCCACCTATCGAGTGGTTGCGGGGGCGGGAATCGAACCCGCGACCTGACGGTTATGAGCCGTCTGCTCTGCCCCTGAGCTACCCCGCTATAGGGCCCCGTGACGTGGGGCATCCGACCGTCTGCAGTCTGGCGAACGGGTTCGACGGTTCTGTCGGGCAACCGCCCAGAAAAACAAACGGCCCGAGCACCGGGCCGCTACGAATCGTGAGGGCGCACTTCGCCCCCGGATTCAGACTACCACAGATCGGGAAAGTTCGCGTTTTGGTGTCTCTTTTACGCAACAAGCGAATGTGAGTGGTTGACAACTGACATCTGACAAGCTCATAGTTCGCACATCTGCAGCACGGTGCTGCCACCCGCGCCTCGGGGAGTCGGGGGCGAGGATAAAAGCATGGAAGTCTTCGCAGCATTCGCGGTCGCAATCCTGCCGAACGGCAGGATCGCGGGCACGACCCGCCCGGGCGGCGGAGTCGGCCTGCCCGGAGGTAAGGTCGAGCCGGGTGAAAACCCGGTTCAGGCTGCCGTCCGTGAGGCGGCAGAAGAGGGGTGGAACGTGGGCGGCTTCGTACACGCCGTCAACGACAAGCTTGTCGACGGCAAGCTTGTTATGTGGTTCTCGTTCGAGCGCGCCGAGCGGCGCGCCGAGTGGAAGGAGAGGGGCCGTGTGGAGCCCGTCGAGTTGACCCTCGACGAGCTTGCCAACAGCGGCATGGGGAACGACAAGGTCGCCCTCAAGATCAAGCGGGCGACCGAGATGCTTCCCTTGCTGCGCGCTGCCGCCCGCGCTACGAACACGAAGGCAACCGACGCGAAGCTAGTCGCCGCTGGGGCGGCTGGCGCGTGGCCAAACGTCGACTTGGCAGACGACGACCCGCGCGAGATGTACAGGTACATCGCTGACGCGATGCACCGTATCGGCGTCATCGTGTACGGGGGCATCCCGCACGCGCACACGAAGCCAGAGGCGTTCGTCGAGTGGGCCGAGATGGCCCGTAAGGAGGCAGCATGAGGGTAACAAAGAAGAGCGTCCTTCTTGAATACTCGGCGTGGCGCCAATTCTGGGGCGCCTACGAGCAAGGGTCGCCACACGACCGCGTCGTGGCGTACCCGGTCGAGGATGCTAAGCGCATCCTCTGCATGACAACCGCACAGATCAAGAAGGCGCATTGGTACGACCGCGCGCCGGGGTACACGTGCGCCACGATCTCAGAGGTGCTGTACGCGCACCTCGGGCCCGGGCGGGTCATCCGTCGCGGACACAAATTCGAGTAGTGGAGTGACATCGCGTGAACGCGGGATATGCACAAGTCGCGCGTCCTACCATGATTGGCACAAACAACGGAGGCTGAATGAAACAGTGTGAATACATCTTCGACGAGATTCTTAGGGCTTGGGTCGCGGCCCCCAAGCCTAAGAAGAAGTTCCGCGTCACCATCTCGGACGGCGTGACCGAGTATGAGACGGTCAAGCTGTCTCATTCTGCAGCGTCGGCGGCTCTCGCCGCAGAAGGAGAGTTCGTGTTTGAGCCGCTGTACGTTACCGTTAAGATGGAGGGCTAGGGATGATCATGATCAACTTCGGTCTGACGACCAACAAGGGCGGGGACGTGTACCCGCACGAGGTACTCTCCGCAATGACCGACATGGGTCTCCACCCAATGGGGGTATGCTTCGCTGAGTCGGACACCGAACCGACTCTCATTTGCGAGATCAGCCGCGAACCGTCGCCCGATGAGGCGGCTGCGTTGTGCGAGAGGTTTTCTCAAGACTGCTTCGCGGTGTACGACAACGTCGCGAAGAAGGGGTCCCTGCTCGGGCCGAAGGCTGCCGAGTGGGGCGACTTTAACCCGCAGTACTTCCTGATTAACTGCATGGGCACGCGGCTGTCGCAGGCCGCCTGAAAGGAGAATGGAATGGCACACGATCTGGATTTCACGACTAGCCGCCCCGCCATCGCATTCGCCGGTGCCGAACCGTGGCACCGGTTCGGGGCTCAGATTGACTCGGACGCACCAATCGAGGTCTGGCGGCACAAGGCTGGGCTCGCGTGGTCGGCCCTCAGTTCCGAGGTTTTCTACGGGCCGGTAAGCGGCGGCAACATGAGGGTCGTACCGAACCGGGTGGCGCTCTACAGGAGCGACACGGGCGGCTTCCTCTCCATCGTCTCGGACGACTACAAGGTCGTCCAACCGTGGCAGATCCTGCAGTTCATGCGGGACATGGTCCACCGCGCCGGGTTCCGCATGGAGGTCGCTGGGGCCCTGCTCGGTGGCCGCAAAATCTGGGCCCTCGCCCGGGTGAACGACGGGGCACCAGTGATCGGGCATGACGTTGTCCGCCCGTATATCCTCGCCGCCACGTCGTACGACGGCACGATGGCGTCGACGTTCCGGTTCACCTCGATCCGCGTCGTGTGCAACAACACGCTCCGCATGGCGGTGGCGGAGGCGTCGAAGAAGGATGGCGCAGTCGTCGACTGCGTCAAGGTCAACCACTACGAGCACCTCGACATCGACGAGGTGCGCCGCAAGCTCGGCATCGTGCATGACGCGTGGGATCGTTTTCTCATCAACGCGCGCCTGCTTGCCGAGTCCAAGGTCGACCGGTCCTTCGCCAAGGACTTCCTCGCCAAGGTCTTGCCGCACCCGAACAACAAGCCCATCGAGGAGACGCGGTCGTTCAAGAAGATCCTCGCGCTATTCGACGGTGATGAGCCGATGGCCACGACGCCTGAGGCGAAGGGCACCGCGTGGGGTCTGCTTAACTCCGTTACGTGGTACGTCGACCACGTCATGGGGCGGAATGACACGCGCCTCGACTCCGCGTGGTTCGGCAGGGGTGACGAGATCAAGTCGCGCGCCGCCGACGCCCTCGTCGAGGCAGTTTCCTGAAGTAACGGGGGCCGGGGGAACCCGGCCCCAACGGAGGCGACAATGAAAACCGCAACCTTCGTCGCAATGCTGGCAGCCGTCGCAAGCTGCGCTGACGCGCAACCGATCAGGCAGCAGCGGATGGACGACAAGTTCTCTGTCGAGCTTCGCATCCTTCCGAAGGACGAAGTCGTCGAGACGTGCCGCTCGTTCGGGATGTGGCCCAACCTTACCGTCGAACAGGTCCGGCGGTCAGACAACGTGGGCTGCAACGTCTACTACTTGGACAGGAAACACTGCGTGATCTACGCCGCGATGCCGCGTAACATGGGCGACCTGATCCGGTTCGAGGTGCTTGGGCACGAGCTTCTGCACTGTGCAATTGGTAACTACCACGACTAGCAAAGGAGGCTAGGGAATGAAGTTCTACTTGGTCAGTCACCTTGGAAAGGACGTCGACTGCTGCATGAGTAAGGCCGACGCGATCAACGCTGCCAAGAACCTTAACCGGATCGGCGTCCATGTATACGAGATGGACATCCAGGTTAACGCAGAATCGATCAGACGAATCCTCGGTGACGTCGGCGGATACGCCAAGAAGGTTAAGACCGTGTACTCCATCCACTAGGAGGTTGACATGAAACGCGTCTGCAGGTGCAATGCTTACAGGTTCCCGCACAGACCTCTCGGTGGCGCGTGCGAGATGCGGACCGAGGATGACGAGTGGATAGAGTACCAGCGCGAGATCCTCGAGGAGGTGTACGCTGCCGAGTCGCGCGAGGTGCGGTCCATACAGTATCGTATCGCGTCGGCAGCATGAAACCCAACCAACCGGCTGAATGAAAGGAGAAGCAATGCGTGACATCGAGACCATCACCGAAAGCAACCGGCAGGCTTCCGCGATCTATGCCGCCAAGAGCAGGACGCCGATGCCAGTCTGGAAGGACGACCTGTCGAGCCAACGGGTCGTGAAGTCACTCGTCAAGGCCATCCCGTACGTCGATAAGCCTGAAGGGTTCCAGCTTGTCGGCGTGATCTCGACGAACGACGACGTCGAGGGTGCCCTCGTCTCGAATGGTGGGGGCCGCTACTACGGACGCATCGCGCCGGATGCAATCGGCGTCTTCGTCAAGGAGGGGGCCGTCCCGGTGTTCCCGACCCGCCTCTAGACGTCGACACCTCGCCTCCTGAGTGGCGGCGAGATGTTTCGGAGGGCGCTCCTTAAGAGCGCCTTCACTTTTTCGCGCGCCATCTCGCTGAATGGGCCGCGCCTCCATACCTGTGACCCGACCTCGTTCGCGTACACGGCCCACAGGATCGCCCTCTCGAGGTCGTCACGCAGGTCTTCTATTGCTCCGTCGAACGCGTCGACCCAGTGCTCCCGCTCCCGGCGGTCGTGGATCTCATCCGGCGTCTCCCACTGGATGCTGGACGACGCGTCCCTGCATGTAGAGTCTGTGCTAGGGTACCACTTGACTCCTCGGTACACGATCTGGTGTGCGCCCCACACCCTCGCCACCGAGTCGACCTGCGCCAGCGGGTCGTCGTAGGCGATGGCGAGGTACATTTGCGCGTCGTCGGCGTCCTTTATCTTGTCCATCGCCTCCAACCACCACTCCGTTCTTACTCATCCTCGAGGATAGCATCAAGCTCTTCGAGAGTAGCGTTCGGCTTTTCTCTCCAACGCTTGACCCGGCTGACGACCGACGACGCAGTCGACACAGCCGCAAACTCGACTGTCGTGAACCTGTACCCGCAACCTCTGCACTCCCTCCTGCGCCTGCGGCCCCCAATGATGTAACGGGAATTGACTGTAATTGTTTTGCTGCCGCACTTCGTGCAAAGCATCGTGCCCCCTACGCGATCACCATCAGACCCTTCTTGACCCAACGCTCAACCTGCTTCGGGTAGAGTGCATTGAACCAAGCCCTCTTCTCATCGCGCGACATCTTCGACCCTTGATCGTACTCCCGGTGGCACGCTGCACACAGGTCTAGGGCCCAGTAGTCTGGGGCCTTGATCCCCATTCCCTTTCCTTCGTTCCTGTGTGCTAGTACGACAGTTCCATCGCGCGCTCCGCACGAGATGCAGCTTTCGTCATCAGCCGCAAACTTCAGTGACGGGTACCTCATAGCGTAAGCTCCAGACCAAGTGTGTTTGCAGCGTACTCGCGGATCGACTCGATGAACTCAGAGAACGCTTTCGCCGACATCTCCGTCGTCGAACGCCTACGCTTCACGACTTCCCCATTCGGAAGCTCTACCTCGTCGCACGGCCCAAACTCTCGAGCGAAGAACTCCCACCAAGCGTCAGCAGAAAACTGTCTCCCATTCACCCACGCGTTCGAGGCCACCTCGCGTACGAGTGCTCGAGCGTAGTCGTTCTGGTCGCGCGTCCTCGGCTTAGATGCCTCCGATACCGAAACAGAAAGCAGGACGGATTTCCTGTTCGCTTCGATGAACGCCTTTGCCCTTTCCCATACAACGTCATCCCTCAAGACAAAATTCCGGTACAGAGTCGAGCCTGACATAACTCGAATCCCTCATCCACCGTTTGAACGTCTGGAGCCTGCAAGCGTACAACCTGTCGCCACCCATTCGAGTACAGGACGAATGGAGGCCTGATGTCGATGATGTACCGTGGCCGGCCAGACTTCTGTACGTAGAGGCCGAACCCAACCTCAGTTCTTCGCCTCCCCACCTTTCACCTCGCTGTCGCTGATTGTATCCATGACGACACGGACAGCACCCGGTAGTGCAACGTACATCTGCTCCGGCGACATCGTGCTGCCGATGAACGACAGGTTCGCGTTCTCATTGTTTGCAGACTCTGCAACTACGACGAATACCACTGGAGACTCACACTTCTCCGCGAACTCGGTTCCGCTTCGTAGCGTGCGAAGGACCGACTCCTTCGGGTTGTCGACCGAACCGACCTCAGCAACTCCCTCTTTCAAGATCATGTCACACCCCAATGAAAAGCGAGGACACGACGCCCTCGACACCGATGCCGAGGTCGGCAATCGATCCGTCGTTTACGATGACGTAGTCGACCTCGATGTTGAAAATGTGCCGCTCACTCTCGTGCGCGGTTGACTGCGTGATGACCGGGTTCTCGACGCGCACCATCGCTCCACCGAGCCTCTTGATCATCTCGGCCTCATCCGGAAACCTGACGTCGTCGACCACGACGGAGACCCCGTTCGACACAAGCCTCCCGATCTCCTTCTGGGCGATCCTGACCCAGATGTCCTCCCCGATGGTGCGGCGGCCCCACTCGGTCCCGAGAGTCTGCATCACGTACCGTGGAGTCTTTCCGCACAACTCGTCGAGCGGAATCTCCTTCAGCGGACCGTCGACTTGGTCGTGCGTGAGGCCGAGAGCGCGCGCCATCTTTTTGATGGGTTCAGCAAGTCTGACGCGGGAGAAGTCGTACCTGTCGCACAAGATGCGCGCCGCAGTAGTCTTTCCAGAACCTGCTGTTCCAGTGATGCCTACGACCAGAGGGTTCCGAAGCGCGCCACCTGCGAACGAGAACCCGACCGGCAACTCAACGTATGCCCGTTTAACCACGAAGCCTCCTATGGATCACCATTGCGACGATGCACCCGAGCCCGCTTCCAAGTCCGGTCGGGATAACGATCCACCCCCAACCGTTGTGTGCGATGTTGGCTACCACGAACACCTCACACACTGCCATCGTCACGGATGTAGGGACGACCCACGCGAACTTGTCGTGCTGCACGTTAAGCTGCTGGAACGCCTTCACCATGACGAAGACGAAGCTGGCCAAGAATACCAGAACGTAGTCAACACCAACACCCATCTTCTCCCCTGTTGCCTTTTTCCCACTGCTCGTTCGCGTCCCTCCTGATCCTGTCTGCAGCCTCCTGACCGCGTGTTACGAGCACCCTGCCGATGAGTGCGAGGGCCCTCGTCATCTGGCCGGACGCCTTCATCCTAAGAAAGGAGCGCACCTCACACTGGTGCCTGTACTCTTCGTCAGAAGTATTCATCGTCCCTCCTGCCACGACGCTTCGGGAGTTCGCCTTGAAGCTGTGCGAACTTCGTCAGGTTGCCGATGTACATGAGTGGTATGGAGCACACTCCGCCTTGCCTGTTCTTCTCGATGAGAAGCTCACGGATACCCCTCCACTCGGGGTCGTCATTGTAGCGCTCCTCGGCGTACAGCATCATGACGATGTCTGCATCCTGCTCGATAGCTCCGGAGTCACGGAGGTCGGAGAGTGTTGGCCTCTTGTTGTTACGCTCCTCGCACCTGCGACTAAGCTGCGACAGGGCTACGACGGCGACGTCAAGCTCCTTCGCAATCGCCTTCAGGCCTCGGCTGATCTCCTCGATCTCGGCGTTCCGGTTCTCTCGGTTGCCGACCATCAGTTGCAGGTAGTCCACGATCAACAGGTCGAGTCCTGACTTCCTCTTGTGCGCCCTCGCCTTCGTCTTGACGTCGAAGATCGAGAGGCCGCTCTGGTCGTCGACGTAGAACTTCAGCTGCCCGCAGAAGGCTGATGCATCAACAAGGCGCGACCAGTACTCGTCGTTCTGGTCTGGCGACATTATCCAGTCCAGCGGGATGCTGCCGATCTGTGCAAGGGCCCTGTCGCCAACCTCTCGGCAACTCATCTCCATCGAAAGCATCATGACCGAGTGTTCGCGTGCAGCGTACATCCCGATGGTCTGTGCGAACGCGGTCTTCCCGACAGACGGTCGGGCAGCAACGATGACAAGGTTTCCCCTGCGGAGTCCACCACAGAGGGCACGGTCGACTGCAGCAATCCCTGTACGTATGACTGACTCGCGCCCTTCAGACCTGCCGGATACCGTCTTGACGGACTCGGTTGCGATGTCGCCGATGTGCCTAGCAACCCTGCGTGCCCTCCTGCTCGTAACCGACTCGATCTCGGACTGTGCTGTGTCGAGCTTCTCATCGGTAGGTAGGGCAGACGTAGCAACCTCGATGATCCTCGAACCTGCTGCTACAAGACCACGTTCAAGAGCCTTCGACCTGACGACCTCTGCATACCGGGCAACACCAGCAGAACTTGGTGTGGACGAAACGAGGTCATTCAGGTACTGCATCTCGACATCGTGACCAGTCTCCCTAAGCCTCTCGAAGACCGACACGATGTCTGTTGGCTTGGAATTCTCGTAAAGCCAGATGATGGCAGAGTAAATCTGACGGTGAATACCAACAGAGAAATGTTCAACAGAAACATCTTCTACCCTGTCGATACATTCACCATCCAGCATTAAAGAACCAAGTAGTGCCTGTTCAGCCTCAATAGACCTTGTAGCATCAGAAGTCATGAAAATCTCCCTAACCGGGCGCGGTTGCGCCCTCCCATGTGGCTACGTTGTCCCCATAATGGGGATCGCAGGACAGCCCCCCCTACCCCCCAAACAAAAAGTTGAGAGTAGGAGAGGGGATCGCATTCGTAGAACCGTGTATCGGCGCACGCAACGCTCGTACGCTCCCCGGCCAGCACGGTATACAGCCTAGCCCGCAGTCGTATGGGAGTTGCACCCCGCTGCGAATTGTTTAACGACCGTAGCGTCGAGTCGGTGTTCTGCTCCGGGCGGCCCATGCAAGCCCACTGCTGACGCGCGGAGTGCGCCTCACACTTTCCCCAGAGTGTGGAGGCGTGGTCGGTTGCTACGTTGCGTAGCTGGGGCGGCTAGGGGGAACCCCACCGACCACGTGGAGCGGAGCATACCACAAAATTCTCAGCGCAATACCAAGAATGCGGTAGTTGTATTTACGCAACAGAAACGAAATCTATTATCACATGTCAACGGGCGTGCTATTCTCCGTCCAACACGTAGCATTCTGGCGCCGCACCTCTCTGTGGCGGCTGGGTTCTCAACCGAAGGGGGCAAGATGTCAGGTGTCATCAACGCGGTAGCGGCAATCATCGGTGAACTCTCGTCAGAGGGTATCTCCAAGCAGAGGAAGAACACGCAGCAGGGGTATATGTTCCGCGGCATCGACGACGTGCTGAATGCGCTGTCGTCCTTGTACGCGAAGTACAAGGTGGTCGTCGTGCCGTCGTACTCGAACCGCGTAATCACGGAGAAGGCTGCCAAGAATGGCGGCATCATCTTCTCCGTCGTGGTCGAGGGCAAGTACCGCATCATCCACGAGGACGGCAGCGAGATCGTCGCTGGCCCGTTCATCGGTGAGGCGATGGATTCCGCCGACAAGGCCACCAACAAAGCCATGTCGGCCGCCTACAAGTACTTCGCCCTCCAGACATTCGCAATCCCAACGGAGGGCGACAATGACGCTGACGCGCACACGCCAGCCGTCGTAGCGTCTCCGTCAAAGCATGTCGACGAGTCCGCACTGTCTGACGCTGTCGAAGGGGTCACGACTGGTGACGAGTGGGAGTCGGCCAAGTCGTACGTATTCCTCGCATGCAAGGGCGCAGGCGACCGTGAACTGTGGGCACGTATGCGGCAGAAGCTCGCCGACAAGGCGAAGGAGATTGGGCACACACCGCGGGCAAAGGTGCAGTAGCCATGAGTGAAGAGGTCATCTTCGAGATCCGGCGCGACCCGAACCCTCCTCAGAAGCGGACGCGTGTTCCGGGGTTGGCCAATGCGATGCGGAACATGACTGTCGGTTCGTACATCGACGTCCCGCTGAGAATGAGGTCGAGCATCTATCCCGTTGCCAAGCGCATCAGGATCGACGTAACGATCCGCAAGATGGGCGAGATCGTCAGGGTGTGGAGGGTGGCGTGAGCGACCTCGTGATCGTGAACATAGAGCAGGGGTCGCAAGAGTGGCACAAGCTGAGGCGGACGAAGAGGCCAGCCTCGATGACCCCGATGGTCACAGGCTCCAGCCGATTCGGCTCTATCACTGATGCGTACGACTACTTCGTCAGCGGCGAAGGGATCGGCGAGAATGCCGCGATGAGGTACGGGAAGGAGATGGAGAAGAAGGCGCGCGCCGAGCTTGAGCTTGTGCTGAGCGAGACTGGCGAGCCAATCGTAGGGTACCGTGGCGACTACCTTGCTTCTCTCGACTTCTACTCCGGCAACTGGATCGTCGACATCAAGTGCCCATACAGCGGCACCGCGTCGTCGACGTGGAAGGAGGCGCTCAAGGGCGAGATCGAGCCACAGTATGCAGAGCAACTTGAGCACCAATACAGGGTGTTCGGCTCCGACCGTGTCGGGCTCTACGTGTGGACTCCGGGCGGTGGCCTTTTCATCGAGTACAAGCCCGACCAGAAGCTGTGGGACAACATCCGGCGCGCGTGGGACGACTTCTTCGAGAAGTACGTCAACAAGAACATCCGCCCGACCGACTGCGTGACTAGGGACGACAGCCTGTGGTTGTCGTTGGCGTCATCGCTGATCGAGACGAACGCCAAGATTGCGGAGTTTTCGGCTCAGGCTGACGCCATCAAGCAGAAGCTGAAGGATCTTGCTGGGGATACAAGCGCAACCGGTGGCGGCGTCACGGTGCGGCGCTACTGGAAGAACAATCAGGTGGATAAGGACGCAGCGATCAAGGAGCTTTTGCCGCCGTGGGAGTCGTTCGAAGAGTTCATGAAACGGTTCTCGACCGGTGGACGGTGGGAGAAGCGTGTTGTCATCGAAAGGAGTGGTAATGTCGAGCGTGAATAGGGCCATCATACTTGGCCGAATCGGTAAAGACCCGGAGGTGAAGCACCTCTCTGCAGAGACGTCTGTGGCTTCATTCAACGTGGCCACGACGTTCAGGAAGTCGAAGGTGGACGAAGATACCGAGTGGCACCGTATCGTCGCTTGGGACCGCCTCGCAGATGTGGTCGGCAAGTACGCCAAGAAGGGTGACCTCATCTACATCGAGGGTCGCCTTCGTACGCGCAAGTGGACAGACAAGAGCGGAAACGAGCGCGACGTCACCGAGATCGTTGCGGAGCGCATCCAGCTTATCGGGCGCACCGTGAAGCGCGACGAAGTCGAGCAGAAAACATCTGCATCGCCGGTGGACACGTCTGGCGGAATCGCGGATATGGATTCCGACATCCCTTTTAATTGTCCTCCGTTCTAAAATGATGGTCGAATCGGACATTCGACCATGGAACGGAGGGAATATGAAGAAGTGCGGTAGCTGCGGCATCACAAAGAACCTGTCCGAGTTCTATACCCACAAGGAGATGTCTGACGGGCACATTCACCGGTGTATCGGATCTTGAGGCGAATGTTCAACCCACTGTACGCAACCTATCTGGTCATTAGGATCGCGTTCTGGCGCTTCGTTCTTCTGTGCGCCGGTAGGCGACACCCTTCGAGGCTGCACGCGCAGTGGATGGTGTTCCTTCTACGCGACGCTCTGCGCCGAGAGTTCCGCGAACGACTCATCAAGTGAGCAAAACAACAACAGCAGGCTGACTGATGTAGCAGGCGCGCCTATTCAAGGCGCTTATTGGGAGAGCTGAAGATGAAACCAATGAAGGCTGTAGCAAAGCTCATGTGCGGCTTGTCCATCTTGGCTGCCGTTGTTGGATCCGCTGGTTGTAGCGACGCGCACGTCGTTTCTGCGAACCTCTCAAAGGCAGCAGATAACTTTGAGATCAACCGGCGCATCGTGTTCTACAACGGTATAACCGGAGAGTACATGCTTGTCATCGAGGGCCTGTGCTCACTCGGGAAAGCAAATGAAACGGTGGCAGTAACTGTGACGTGCAAGACCGGCCCGAACGACTATAAGAAGCACTTCCTTGGCCTGTCAGACAACGTGACATATTTCGCGGAACAGATCGATGGATCGAAGGCCAGCAAGTACCAATACCGCGTGGTGTTCAAACCGGAGGCAATCGTGCCGGACATCGAGGTGCGGTAGTGATTCCGACACGAACTACGCATGATCAACTGAAGGAGGTAGCTATGCCGAAAGAGGTTGAGCAGAAACTGAAGCGTGAGGCCAAGAAGAGGGGCCTCACTGGCGACCGGGCCAACGCGTACGTGTACGGCACCATGCAGAAGCTCGGGCTGCTCGGGAAGGCTGTCAAGAAGGAGAAGAAGAAATGACCTACGTGGTTGTTGCTTACAGGTGGGGGTGGACGAACGGGCACCAGTACCTCGTGTGTGCCGCATCCAACAAGGGGAAGGCCGTCGACGAGGCTGGCAAGGAGGCCACCGAAAGTGGCGGCAAATATGGCGTCGCGGTTTACAGCCTGTCCGAATCGAGGGACGGAGACTTCCGGCTTGAAGCCTACTTCCCGTCGGTATACGGAGAAGAGAAGCCGCACTGGAACTCTCGACTTGCGATGTTCAGCGACGTTGGAACAAAGGTCGTGCTCGCAATAGAGGATGGTGAGCACGACGACGTCCCGCCTTGGCTGATGGAGGTCGTCGGTGAAAAACTCGAGTGGTACGCAGCGGCAGGCGAAGTTGCAAGGTCGCTCGACGTGTCCAACCTGTAGCGAGCTTCGTAGGCAGATCGGCGTCCTTGTGGCGCTGCTGGAGGACGTTTCGCTCTCGGTCGAGATCAACAGGTCGACTGCACCGATACACAGGAGGATCCAGTATGCCATCGCGGAGGCGAAGCATCTCGTCGATAATCGACAGGATCAACTACCATGCCATAAAGAGCATGTCCTGCGATTGGACGCTGAGTCACAATCGCACGCGGACCGGGTGGTTCACAGACGATGATGCGCCTATCTGGGTTGCTCCAGAAGATGGTCCACCTGTAGTAGTCTTCTACTCGTTCAAGGGCGGGCTGGGGTGCAGCACATGCTTGGCGGCATTCGCGATCCAGCGGGCGCGCACCGGAGAACGCGTGGTTGTACTCGATCTCGACCTCGATTCGCCGGGCATTGGCATATTGCTGTCATCTGACCATCACGGCACCACCTCGCTACGTGGGGTCGTCGATTTCCTGATCGAGCGGAAGCCAACCGGAGTGCCTCTGGCTGACTACTTCCACAGATGCGCCCGCGTCTCCGGTAGCGGCGACCTGATCGTCTTCCCAGCAGGAAGCGTCGACGAAATCTATGCCAACAAGCTTGCAGGCGTGGACGCGTGCTGTGCAGAAGCGGTAGCAAAAGGAGCACTTGGTGTACTGCTGTC